TTAATTAATTAATAATATTACATCTGAATTTTTTAAAAAAAAGAGTGGATAAAGGGAAATTCAGGGAACCTTTTTCAACAGGGTAGCTAATCCATGCCTTCCACTCTTTTTGGTTTATTATTAATGCAAAGAATTGAGGGGAAGAGGGATATGGTAAGGCCTCTTTCGGTCGGGTAATTAAGCCGCCTATCCCCTCAAAAAATGTTAGTACTGCAAAGATAGCACTTTATTTGTTATTCTCCATTTTCTCCTTTAATTTTTCTTCTGCCTCAGCTAATCTTTTCTTTAGTTCTATGACGACTTTAGACAGCGCGTAATCATTGACCCATTTAACATCGTCTATTTGCGCTAATATCGTCCCGAAATCGCGATTTAAATCATAAAGTATACTCTCGGTGCTCTGCGACAAGAAAGTGTCTAATTTCGCACTATATAAACCAAATGGAGTGTTGTATACAATATTGCCTTTCTTCTCTTCTTCCAACACCAATTTCTTAATATCGTTATTCTCCATATTGTCTTTGTTGACTTCAATGGTTTCTTCTGAAGGAGGTATTGGCATCCAATGTGTTATGGCTAATCTTTCATCATTAACGTTTGCATTTGTTTCCCATTCACCTAAAGTTGAAAGAAAACAAATAAGGTGTCCATAAGCTCCTTTAGTCAAAACCGTAATGTTGGATTCCGGTAAGCGTTCTTTCACGCTTATCCACGGTGATTGCTTCGACTGCCATTCAGACCCATTTTCAAAAGCAAGAACAAGCATTTCCTTAATGTCTAAAATACCATTTGGAACTCCGTTTCTTCCGAATGAATTAATTACTGACTCTGCATACTCCCTTGCGGATTTTTTAAATGTTTTCTTCATTTCTTATTTCTTTTTTATTTGCATTTGTAATTCAGAAATCTCTTGAATTTGCCTTTCGATTACATTTAGTAAACTTTTATTTTCTGCTTGTAATCGAGAAGTTTTTAATTCATAAGCCTTAATACAATCATTCAGTTCATTTTTAGTTTTATGCTCAAAAGTATCTACATTATTAGCGCTACTTGCACTACATTCCAATCTATGAACCCTAACTTTTAAAGACTCAATATCAGATTCGATTTTATCAGTCCCATGATTTAAACTACATTCTTCAGAATTGAAAAATTCGCGAATCAAGTTCAAGATGCTTTCCTTTTTTGATTTACTTTTAAATAACTTCATGGCTTTTTGTTTTTTAGTTCTTCATCGGTTAGTTTTATAAAAATGGTTTTATCTATAGTGACGGTCTTAACTAAACCTTTTAAGATTCTCACTCGGATCATCTCTTTAGACAAATCCAACATTTTTGCATAAGTGCTAATTCTAACTAAATTTTCGTACATATTACTTTCTTTTGTTTTTAATGGTTTTACTTATAAAATCAACTCCTTTTTGGTAGACAAGAGTCTTAATGTTCATACATGGCTCTCCATTTTTCATGTATTTTTGCTCTATAACTCTAAAATATCCGCGATCAACATAGATTTGGAAAGGAACATTATTCGACATTAATATCTTTTCATTTCTTAAAAACTCAAAGAGATTGTTTCGTCCCATTCCTTTAATACCTAAAACTTTAGCTACATCATTCATGGATATTGCAGTCTTACTGTCGGCAACAGTATCGAAGAATTCAGCCTTAGGCTTCATCTCTTTATTTTCAATTTGAAGCCTTTCGTTCTCCTCAACTTTGTCAGCGAGTTGCCTCAACGCTTCTGCATAGCTTGGAAGTTTAGGCTGAACCGAATAACTTCCAGTTTTGCGGATTGAAGGCAGAACTTCCGAAGTAACCCACTTTCTAAACTTTTTGGCTTCTGGCTTGCGGGAGTCAAGTATTACGTCATACAAACCGTCTTCGTTGACAAAGTTCGCTTGTTGAATTCCTCCTGCTGTTAAAAGGGGGTACTTTGAAAGTACATCCTCTCCCAAACGTTGGGCTACCTTACTTGGAGTAAGATCTAATACCAGACAAAGGTCTGCCAAACAAAACATTGGTTCTCCATTCTCATTCATTGCAATTCTTACTTGTCCAAATTGCTTGTTTTCAAAAATCTTTAATTCCATATTTAATGTTTTAAATTACTCGTGAACTTCATAATGATTCAATTTGTTTAGTTAACGACTCTATTTGTTTTTCACACAACTCACCGTATTTCAATTCGACTTCATGGAAGAATCGGATAGATAAATCGTTTCCCGTTCCATTAAAAACGACATCATCACAACCTTCTCTATCCATAGTAATACGTGAAAGACTCCAATTCTTGTGTTGTCCGTATCTTACCTTCCAAACATTAAGCTGATCTAATAGCTCTTTCCCTTTTTCAATTTGTTCGATTGTCATAGCTCTAATTTTTAATATAATATATTTTGTTTAATATCTCCGTTGGTAAACACATACGTTACTAACATACAGCGTACATTTGAGGCTAATACTTGGTTCTCGCAAATAGTCCAAAACACAGTTTTTCTGAACGTTTTAGCAAAAACTAACTGCTTTTTCTTAATCTGAGTCAATGCGCCTCTAATCGTTTTGGCTTCAACAAAATCAAAATCATCTGAGAGCGTGTCTTTAAAATACCATTTTTTAAGTTTCATAATTGTATGTTTTAATGTTACTACTTTGTTTCTTTCGACACTGCAAATATAGTGGTTAATTGTCAATAACCAAATAAAAGCAAATAAAAAAGAGGAGGTATTAAACTCCTCTTGCTTTTTAATACATTTTTTATAGCTAAATCATTAATGAAATGGACATGTTATAGCAAGTTCAGAATCATATTCTGTGTTTTTTATTTTAATGGGAGTACTTTCTCCCGTAAAACATAAACTCACCTTATCACACATAATAGAATTGACTACCATAGAAAGATAGCTGATGCTAAATCTCTGAGTTATTGGAACGACTTCTCCATCAGACTCAAAAGGTATCAATTCTTCTGCTTTTTTATTATAGTCAATGTTTTCGGCATAAATATAGATGTTATTATCTCTAACACTTACATCACATACGCTGTTAATATTATTCGAAAGCAAAGAGATACGTCGTAAAGCAGAAATTAATGCTTTCTTATCAACATTGATACATGTCTTATCAGGAAGATTGATCAGCCTGTCAAATGGAGGAAGAGCTTTTTTCTCTAATTTTTGAATCAGAACCATCACATCTCCACAAACAAACATCATGTTGTTTTCTGAATTTGTTATTTTAACATTCTTGTCTTTAATTGATTTTAAAGCAGATTCTAACCCATCAAAAGCCGTTTTATCAATAGAAAGTGTACATTCTCCCTTATAATCAATTTCTGGGAAGACATCATGGTAAATATTATGCCCTTCGGAAGCGTATACTTTGGCAGTACCTTCGGACAATACGATATGCACGCATTGTTTGTTTGGGAAAAATTCATCCTCCAACAAAAAGGGTTTGCTTTTTTCAATCCAATATAATAGCATATTTGCATCAAAAAGGAAAGATTCAGTATTAGTGTCTATTTTTAATACAGGGAATTCGCGAGCATCTTCAAGAGGGAATTTAATCGAACCATTCTCTGCCTTAATCTCTGCAATGCCTTTATATAAATTTTGCGCAGTTCTTTCTTCTTCGATATTGATTTCAATTAAATCATCATTAATCAAAGAAATGTATTTTCTCAATTCTATAGAATCAATGCAAAATACAATATCTTCTTCCGAAGATTCTACTGGGCATTTTGCTTTAATAGCATTTTTACCATTATAAGACATGATCCAGCAATCATTGCCTCTTATTGTTATTTTAGCACATCCCAAAATAGGAAGAATTTTCTTACTGCCTGCATAACCACCTCCGACTATAAGCCCGGAGATTAAACTTTTTCTATTAAATACGATTTTCATAATTACGCTATTTTTTTATAGTTCAAATCAAAATATTCGATAATATCTTTCAAATCAATACTGACATAACCATGATGCCATACAATCTGTACTCCATACTTAAAGAATTCGTGCCCTAAAATATGCGAGAGAGAATCCAGGTCATAAGCATATACATCCATGAACATTTCCCATTGCTCCCACTCAAAGTCAGACATTTCCTCTGGAACATCATCGAAAGTGTTATATTCAACACCATTATGATCGTAAAGACGAAGAGTTACATGATTCGTCTCTATAAACTTTGCTAAACGTTTTTCTGTCATTTTTATATTCAATATTTATTAATCAACTACCTCAATATTACATCCAAACAAGACACTTAAATATTTAATTCCAAGTTCGGATACATAATAGGCTATTATTTTTTCTATCTCAAAATCTTTTCTAATCGCATAACCAATAGATATAAGCTCTTCCCAATCATTATCAAGGTGAGAAACTATATATCTGTTTCGATAGGCTTTATATCGCATACTTTTTATATTTCTGCGATCAAATCCAATCGCGTGCTGCATCTTTTCTATTTGGCACAGAGACAATTTAATATCATTCATATCTATACTGTTATTTATTAATATTAGGAATCTGACCAACTTTCATATAGTAGTCCATATTTTCATGTAGAGAGCTTTCTTTTCCGTTTATTATATCAACTACATTATTCCATGAACGCATTACATTCCGATCCAAACATGATTCTCTTTTTGGACAATCAAGCGCATTTGCTACCATCCGAAGCGTATTAGCTATTTCTTTAAGCTCCCAAAGAGGAACATTAATGGTTTCATTCACTTTCATAAGATATTTCTTTTTTCGTTATTCAACATTTCTGCAAATTCTGCAATTATATCAGCTCTATCACCGTCAAGAACCCAATTATCTAATACAGATGAAAGGACTTCAATGGATTTTTCTTTCTGAGATTCAACTCCCTTATAAAACATATCCAGCATGGACTTCTGCCGATATGCAAATTCTCCATTAACAACAACTGCATAACTTTGCCAAAGTTCTCTGCTTGCAATTTCTTCTAAACTTTTTCCCATTTCAAATTTCTTTTTGTTACTTTTTTAATATTTTCATTGAAAACTATATCAATATTATTTAATGCCTTCCTAAACAAGCGGGTATCCATTTTTCGAGGAGAGCCATCATAAAGATTAAACCATATACTACCGTCTTTTAAATCTTCTATAATTCCTTCTTCACCATTAGTCAGAGAATCATTCACATAAAAAAGAACGCGATGAAGATACTCAATGAAGAAATGGCAATAAGGACGCATATAGAACTTTGTATAAAAAAGCTGTTTTGCAGTGCCAGATATAATTCTTTTGCCTGAATCATCATATTTACCTAAAACCGCTTGAAGATCTTTATAAGATTCAATTGCTTCATTCGATAGTTCATCCTCACTGGAAACATAATCAGACGGGTCAACATCACAACCAAAAACATTTCCTATGAAATAAGAAAAATCTTCAGCGTCAGAATAACTAATACCACCAGTTTTAGCCAAAGTTGCACAATTAATAATTCTAAAGTAAGCTTCATAATATTGTAAAACAGCCGCAGCAGTTAATAATCGCTGGCATAACAGCGCACGACGTACATGTTTATACTTTCTCAGATTCTTCATATTCACCCGGCTTTAAGATTATAAACCTAACACCGTCTATCATAACAGAATCAACAGCATCTTTCCGAATCCATTGCGCCACAGTCTCGCGAACAACACCGCGAAGCTCCGCATAGTGACGAACAGTTACCAATCTATTAATGTCATACATCTTTTTCTCCATAACTACTTTGTTTTAAAATGTCTAAATGAATTGATTTATCAATATTATTATACCATCTACGATACGACAATGATTTATACCATTTCTTTTGCCTTCTTGTATCTTCAGTACTTATCTTTTCTCCATCGCCCACAAGTATATATTTTAGCTTGTTTGCATAATGCAAATATCTCTGATCCATTCCTATTACTATATTTTTACGTATAATTGCTTTCTTTGCAGACTTAACGCAATACGGATATTCACAAAGAGCCGTAAAATCAGATAACGCCTCACTAACATAGCAGTACTTACATATGTCTGTACTAAAAATGTTTATTACTGAATCTATTGAAAGTTTATTTATCTTTTTCATTTCTTCTTTGTTTTAGAACACAAAATGACACCCTCTCCGCCATCGTTGAAACACGTGTAAGATTCTTCTTTAATGAAGTATTTACAGTTTAGGCAAGCGGAAGAACCTACCTTCTTTAAACTAAAAGGACACTTAGTGATAAGTTTATTTCTATGCACAACAAAATCTATCTTATTCATTTCTTTCATCGTTTTGATTATAATGCAAAGATAAAACCAATTTAGTAATTCGCAATACGCAATTTAGTATTTAACTCCAATTTAACACACATACACAAAAAAAAGAAGCGGACATCAGAAATAAATCCAATGTCCGCCCGCATATATTGAAAGAAAAGTGATGAAGAATCTAACAACAATGCAAAGGTAAGAACTAATTAGAGAAATACAATAGTTCCTTAAAAGAAAAATTAAAAATCATCATCCACAACCTTCTCTTCGGACAATTTAGATGCTCCATGAATATTTATCTCTTCAAAACGCCGCTTGGCACGATTCAAATCACCAAACTCAAAAGCCCATACACCAAACGACTTACTACGAGGATAACAGACACAATCAAAACGAACATTCTCCATGCGACGAAAAACCTCGTAACTCACAACACCACTCTCCAAATGCGTCTTTTCGTAGATATAACCAAAAGGAGATTTGAACAACTGAACAAAAGAATAGCCGCTAACTTCACCACGACCTTCAAATTTTAAATCTAACTCTTTCATAAAAAAAAACATGTTTGTTAATTAATACTGCGTTATAGCTAATTTTTAATTCTAATAAGAAAAACAAGGAAACTATCGCAAAACGTCAGAAAGTATCTAAAATACTAATGTATTAGGCTTATTTCAAACGCAAACGATAAGTTTACTGCGCAAAGATAGAGAAAAAGATTAAATCGGCAAATTTAAAAAGAAAAAAAAGAGGATAACGCGAAAAACGAAATCCTCTACTCTTTTTAAGTGCAGTAGCTCCATTCAAGACAAAACAGTGCACTATTAGAAAAACTCACTATGGACAAATCAAATGCAAATATAGACAGGAATATGGGAAATACAAAAGAAATAAAGAGAAAATAAAAGCATAGAATACATAAAATATGAATAACAAGCTGATTTTCAGAAAAATAAAAAAAAATGAAAAGTAAAAAATTTTCGAGAAAGGGTAGACTGAGCCCAATATCCGAAAGACGGGAGGGGGTGAGTGCCACGGGGATAGCCAGCAACAAAAGGAGGTCAAACATCGACGAGGACACTAATACATCGGCAAAATAGAGACTTTTATACTAAAATGGTATATCTGTATACATTGGTGTGAAATATCGCCTAATTTAGCCTTAAAACGCGTCTTATTCGTTCGTTTAGTGTTTTGGGAGTTAAAATATAAAGCTTGAAGCACGTAGAAAAGCAATATTTACGCTTTTTGAGGCGCTTTTTCATCATTTGGAGGGTGTTCTTGCGAGAAAGGGCGCGAGCCCGCCTAAACTATACCCGCTCCGCTCTTTTTTCTTTGCCTCTTTCTTTTCCTTCATTCTCCATCCTGGTACTTTCTTCATTTGCATTTTCTTTTTGCCTTATTTTCATTCTTTCCATTTCTCTTTCTGTTATTCTTTTGATTGTATCTTTATTGCTTTCTTCTTCTCCCTCTTTTATTCTTTCTCTAAAGTTCCATTTATTTTTTCTATGATAATAATGCTCGTCATAGATTTATTCTATTGACTCTTTGTTACCGCTTGGTAACATTGTGTATTGTCTATATTATATATATATATTAATATTAATATTATATCGTGTTATATATAAATATCCAAGTAATATATATACTTCACTACGTTACGTAATATATTACATTGTATATTCATATAAACACTATAGTGTAAAATCTTCGATTTTGTTGGCATTTACAGTTAACAAACCTTTAATACGTTCTTTTGTTGTTAATAGGTGTTATATATCTGTCTTTTTACGTGTTGTTGTTTGGCTATTCCGAATATAACACCTATATTTGTATCAGAAACAAAGAGATAAAGATTCTCTTAAAGTTCTAAAGTAGTTCTTTCATTTACTTCCATACTGACAAACCTGTAAGACTGGTTACAGGTTCTATTTACTACCATTCAAATAAGCAACATTCATAAGCGTTATGTTATAATGTTATCATCGTATTTTTTCTTTTATTCTTCGATGTATAAAGAAGTATTTAGGCGTTATGTGTGTAGATATACTTGTTATATCTATGTGCTTGACTTTTTTTCGTTTCCTTTACGCTGTTTGGGTGGTGGTTCTGAATAAAAGAAAAAGGTTGAGGAATAAAGGTAGTACTCAACCACTTTAATGTAGCCTGCATATACTTTGTATGCTGACAGTCTAAAGCCTGTGAAATACAGATAGGAGAAATAAATATTAAATATAGACCCTTTAAAACATAGAGTTATGAAAACAATTGATTTGATTAAAAACATTGAGGAAAAAGGAATTATCACAGAAAAAGAAATTCTTCTTTTAAAGAGACGCGCCAACAATGGTGACAGCGACGCTGCTAACTTCTATCCTGGTTGTGATAGGATTATAGAGGTTACAGATGAACAAAGTGAAAAAGGATTTAAATGGCTGTATAACCTTTATAAAACTCCAATGGGAAAAGAAAGAAAAAACAATCCTTTCGGATATAGAGAGATGGACATTTTGGATAATTACAACGGTGAAAGATTTACATTTGTAGGTTTTTACGACGCAGGAAACCGATTTAATTCATACTATATTCCTATTTACGAATTAAACGGAATGGAGTATTATTATAACGGAGAAATTCACATAGTAGGATAACTTTAAATATCACAATGATGGAGGATAAAGATTTTTTTGGTAGTGCTATAATAACGGTTTGTATTATAGCTGTTATTTTTACACTTTATTATATATTTCACTAATTGATAAACGATTTGCAAACTTTTAAGAATAGGAGATTAAATTATGAAAATGACTGATATAGAATTGTATTCTGCAAAATGTGATATTTACGGAAACCCTCGCGTAATAGTGCATTTTCTCACATTTGTTAAACCTGATGAATCTAATTTGTCTATTGAGGAACAATATAGAATCGCACACAAAAGAGCAAAATATTTAGGATTTAGGAAATACAAAGGGAGGGATTTTGGCGGCGGTTTTGTGTGCCAATGTTGGAGCGGACCGCACCTTAAAAATAGTATTATAGAACTAATGAATAAAGCGTAATAATAGGAGGATATAATATGACAACTTACATTTATAAAGGAGAAAAGATCAGTCATTCAAAGTTATTAATGCTTTTGCGTTCTGCACACGTTTTTGGTGGAAGCAAGCTATCACATTACGAGGCTTTAGTGCAAGCGGCTGAGAACGGGGACGAACGTGCGACAAACATTCTTAGGGACTTAGAAGTAAAGTAATAAACTAATAAAACCATTTTTTTAATAACATGAAACGTAGAAGAATAAATACTAAAACTTTTGTTTGTAGATGTGAAGGTTTGAATTTACATATACTTTCATTTAATTTTAAGAAATAATAATTCAATAAACAATTAAAAACAAAATCATGGAAAAGAAATTTGAACTAACAGAAAAGTATGTAGTAAACGAGTTTGGAACAAAGTTGTACCAAATCAAATGTACGAAGACGTTCGAGTATGCAAAAGAAGGAGAACTTGGAGGATATATCGAAAAAGAAGAAAACTTAAGTCAAGAAGGTAATGCGTGGGTGTCCGACACTGCGCGGGTATCCGACGATGCGCGGGTGTACGGCAATGCGCAGGTATTCGGCGATGCGAATGTATCCGGCAATGCGCGGGTATTCGGCACTGCATGGGTGTACGGCGATGCGTGGGTGTTCGGCACTGCATGGGTGTACGACAATGCGCGGGTATTCGGCACTGCATGGGTGTACGACAATGCGCGGGTATTCGGCGATGCGTGGGTATCCGGCAATGCGCGGGTATCCGACGATGCGCAGGTGTTCGGCACTGCGCAGGTATTCGACACTGCGCGAGTGTTCGGCAATGCGAATGTATTCGGCACTGCGCGAGTGTCCGACACTGCGCGGGTATCCGACGATGCGCAGGTGTTCGGCACTGCGCGGGTGTTAGGCAATGCGTGGGTATCCGACGATGCGCAGGTGTTCGGCTATGCGAATGTATCCGGCAATGCGCGAGTGTCCGACACTGCGCGGGTATCCGACGATGCGCGGGTGTACGGCAATGCGCGGGTATCCGACGATGCGCGAGTGTTCGGCACTGCGCAGGTGTACGACTATGCGCAGGTGTCCGACACTGCGCGGGTATCCGACGATGCGCAGGTGTTCGGCACTGCGCGAGTGTTCGACAATGCGCGGGTGTTAGGCACTGCGCGAGTGTTCGGCACTGCGTGGGTGTCCGACAATGCGTGGGTGTCCGACAATGCGCAGGTATCCGACGATGCGCGAGTATCCGGCACTGCGCGAGTGTTCGACACTGCGCGAGTGTTCGGCAATGCGCGGGTATCCGGCAATGCGTGGGTGTGCAAATAATAAGGTCAAGTTGTAATAACTGTATAAACAATAAATCCATGAAAGCAATATATTTAAGGTGCTCAACCGATAAACAAGATTTTGCACAACAATTTGAATGTATAAGGCAATATTTGAAGCGGATAAATGAATCATGTGATTTATACACTGTACAGGAAAAAATATCCGGTACAGTCAAGCACACAAAAAGAAAGTTGCATGAGTTATTAGAATCATGTGATAAAGGTTCTGTTATTTATGTCTCAGAATTATCTCGTTTGGGTAGAAGTATGTCGGATCTCTTTCAAATTGTTGGTTATGCCGGAGAAAAAGATATAACATTGATTCAATGCAAAGACGGTACTGTCATAGAAAACAAATCTATAGGCGGAAAAGCCTTATTATTTGCCTTATCTTTAGCGGCTGAAATCGAGGTTGAGAACATAAGACAAAGAACAAAAGCCGGGCTTGCTGCAAAAAAAGCAAGAAACGAAGCAATAGGCGGAACGGATGATCTTTGGGGGAAAAACACAGGAGCAGACAGGGAAACGTCCCTAAATGAAATAAGAAACGAATCTGCGAACAAAAGAAAAGAGAATGCAAAAGCAAATGCAAATAACGCGTTCTTTTGGACTTTTATAAATCAATGGATAAAAGATAAAGGAGAGCCTAAAAACTGCGAAGAATGGCAGGATATAGCGCAAAAACTCAATGCTTTGGGGCAAAAGACAGCTACAGGAATGCAGTATAATAACATTCGCGCGGCTGCAATGTATCGTAAATTAAAAAAATTAATGAAATGAACGAATTATCAAAATATACAGATAAAGAGTTGCGCCAAGAATTGTATAGGCGTAATAAAAAGAATAAAATAAGTGAAAAAGACAAAGATAAGTGCCTGAATTGTGTGCATAGAATATGCTATTCTAAAGCTATTAGACTTGAAAAAAAGCATTTGCTTTCATTTAAATTGGATCATTTTATGTATAAAGCTATTTGCTTGAAAAGACATGGAACTGAAAGCTGGGATAAAGATTATCATTTGTCAGTAAGCAATAATACAAAAGGTTGCGATTTATTTAAAAATAAAAAGAATTATGAATAAAGTAAATTTAGTGGAAAATTATTTTAGGATCAAATATCCCGAAAAAAGGTATCAAATCAAAACATATTATATCATAAAAGATATATTTGGCGTAAAAGAGAACAATCTCTATATAATAGAATTTATTGATACGCAAATGGAACATCCAAAAACACTTGAATTACAAGTAAAATCGAACGAATTAAATAAAGAAAGGAGCCAAAAATGAAATATATTACATACGCATTAATAACGGCTATCGGAATTATTACTATTAGTCTTATAGTTACCATTGATTATTTTAACGGAGTTAACAAAGATCTAACCAGTAGAATAGAAGCATTAGAGACTCAGATAGAGGAGAGCCGAATCTATAATATTAGATCAAATCATTTTCAAGCTAAAACAAATATTGCATTTGCGGTTAAAATAAATAGGCTTGAAAGATGTAATATTGACAATATTGATTTGAACCAACTTTATAATATTGACGCGAGTGATGTCAATGGATTTACAATGGTTAACGGAGATGTTTTGAATCCATTTAATGACGCCAATAACGCAGAGGAAGCTGCTGAACTATTCACAAAGGGAAGAATAGACTATACCAACAACTTTGCTATTGATGGTATAGTAAACAAGAATAAGGCGCTTATAGAAGTTTATAAACCTGTTGTAGAAAACAACATAAATTAAAAAATAATGGGAAGTATTTTATTTGGTGCATGCGTAATTATATGGTTAGCATGTTTTAGTGGGAAAAATTTAACGAGATAAGGAGGTTTACATGGCTAAAGTATATATAACCAAATATGCCTTATCTACAGGCATAGAAAAAGTTAATACCGAATTATGTAAATCTGCTATTGATAATAGATATTATGTACAAATAGCTTATAATAAATATTATATCGGTATAGACGCTTTTACTATTGAATCACAAGCAATTGAAAAAGCTAAAGAAATGAGAGTTAAAAAGATCGCTTCTTTAAAAAAGCAGATCGAAAAGCTTGAAAAACTAAATTTTAAAAAGGAGGAGTAATGGTAGACTATCAAATATTATTAAAGCTTACATCATTCAATAATGCTATTATTACAAGGGAAGAGATAAACGGAATAGAGGAAGAAGGAGTTTTTATTCCTCTTAAATATAATTCTATATTCCGTACCAGAGGCGGAGAGATAGCCGTAAATCTTTATGCTAAAGAGAAAAAACCAAATGCTTATGGTCAATCACATGTCATTTCTAACCAAATGAGTAAAAAGAAATATTTAGAATTGAAAGAACTTGGTTTTGAGACTGCTTTTATTGGTAATATGAAGATAGTTAGAAATGGCGGTTATAACTACCTAAAAACGCCCAACAAAGTTTCTTTGGATGAGGCATTGGAAAGATGATAAAGAATAATTAGTTATGAAAGAATGGATAAAGAATATTTGCGAGCAATTGGAATGTAGTGAGCAGCGTAAAAGGAAATTTATTCTTGAAATGTGCGATAAATATGTTGATCCAAAGTATAATAAACCTATTGATACTACTAAAAAAAAGGAGGTTAATCAACTTTTGGGATCTGCTATTGAAATATTTCTTTTTGTTACATGGTTGCATGAGAGAGGATATATTAAAATAACAAACAATGAATACATTGCAGTATCATCTATGATAGAGAATCGAAAGGGAGATCTTTATGTATGTCCTGAACTTATAAACGCTTTTAGGCTTGATGTTGGACTATAAAAATACTATTAATTCAAAAACGTTAATCATGGAAGAGGAAATAATTGAACTTAGAAATTTAATTTATGAAATTATTGAAACCTTGAACGGTAGAGATGACTCCGTAAAAGAATGGATTGAAGAAAGATTATCCAATATAGAAGATGAATTTAACTATCAAAATTAACAGAAATGGAAAAGAAAGAGCTTGGAGTAGGACAGTATGTATCAACGGGAACATTATTTGTTAAAAGTAGAATTAGTCCGGAGGTAACAAAGATGTCTTTAACAGATCACGCAAAAGCAGCCGTTTTAGAGTATCTAACAGAGAGTGACGAATTTCACAAACTGGTATGCGATATAACCGGAGTTGAAAGAAAACAAACGAAGGTGTCTCCGGAACTCGAAAAACTGAAAGAGGACTATTCGCATATGTGCGAGAGTTACGAGCATGAAAAACAGCAAAGAAATGATTTGATTCGCAAATGGAGGGAAGAAACGGCAAAGAGATTGGACGCTGAGAGAGAAAGAGATTGTGCGCAAAGACATCATAAGTTTGTAATGGATGAACTTTCCTCAATGCTGAAAGAAGTTGAATGTATCTCTGTGAGAGGTGTTGTAGATTCATTGAAAGCGGAGAGAGCAAACGAAAAAATGTTGGCGGAGGATATAGAGTCATGCAATCATGAGTATGATAAACTAAAGGAAAGCTATAATAAATTATGCGAGAAATTTATACATACAGAAAGTGAGAGGAATAACCTAACAAAAGAGTTCAAATTGCAGTCTGAGTTAACTCAAAAATACCGTGATAAGTGCGAGAAGCTGCAAGGTAAGTTAGATAAAGCCTCAAAGCGGTACGGTGAGTTGATTAAGACAATCAGCGATAAATCTATCAAATCAATTTAATATAAACAGTCCGGTGTAAAAGCCGGAATTAAAAAGAAAAGCAATGAAAATAATATCAATAAGTGATGAAAATTGTTTGAACCGGAAGAATATGAAGTATCATTTGAGTAACTATTAAGCCCCAATTAAATGAAACCATATGTAATAACTGAACTCCGTTTAATAACATACGATGGGAAAGAAATACCTGTCGAATTAATTGAAAGAGAAATATTGACCGAACCACCTCGATTAGTAAAAGAGAGGATTCTTGATGCCTTCAAGACGATGAAAGATACACCAGTTGATGTCAAAATGAAAATAAAATTGGTTTAATTAAAACTTACTTATATGATAGCAGAATATAATGGGATTGTCTATAAAGACAACGAGCTACAACTATTTTCCACAGGAGCAATTTTTGTAAAACCTTTAAAGAGGGCTTTTTGGAATTATGAATTTGAATTTGTAAAATATGATGGGGCAATTGACCTAAATGACACAGTGTCTGTAATATTAACAAAATGGGGAGCAACATATCTTAATGCGAGGAATATGTATAAAAATGAAACTGATACAGGAACCCTGATTTATAAAACTGATTATAAAGAAGGTGATGTTTACAAAGAGCAGCTTTGGAAACTGATATTAGACTTCAAAGACGGCTTTAGATTTGATAAAGAAAAAGTATTTAAACAATTAATAAAAATATGTTAAACCAAATAATAAAAAGTTATGGGATTTACAACGCCATGTTTTATTAGAAAAAATACAGAAGAACTTCGTAAAAAATTGGAAGAGCTGGGATATAACCTACTTAATTCCGGTGATACGACTTTAGATGCACATAATTATGACGGTAAGGGAAGTCATAAAAATATCGAAGAAGGGAGAGCTATCATTACGTCTTATGGGAATCTCTATGGGGTGATATATAATGTAGATGCTGTCACCAAGAAAGGAAGGAGTGATTGCGGAACCAATGAGGAACTTTTCCTGGCTATAGCTGCATTGAGGACTGATACAGATAAGTTTCAATGGTTTACTGATGGTTATCATTGGGAAAAATGCCCTTGTGAAGTAGCATATATTAATGCTTGGATAGACTACTATGGGTGTTCACCTCACAAGGCTACAGTAAAAGAGTTAATTGAGCATTTTTACAAATATAAACAATAGAAAATATGGGAAGAGAACTATTTAAGGTAATAGGCGTATATAATTTGCCTAATTATGGTTTAGTTGAAAAAGTAACTGGTGAAATTGATGATATGGTTTTTCGTTTTGATGAAGATTTTAAAGCCACTTGTTACAGATGTTGCTTTTATCGCTTTAGAAGATGTTGCAAACCTGCATGTTTACCTGGTTGTATTGATGGGGAAATAAAAGAAGATTTTAATGATATTACATGTTGTTTCTATCGTAGAAAAAATGCCGCACACATTTATGTTAAATATTGAATAATACTTTGATAATTCAAAAAAAATGCGGATATTTGCTGATGTATTAGAAGTAAGAGCCTAATGCGGACATAATAGAATCTTTCATATTAAAAAATATATTAATCAATTACCCGTATATGTGTAGCTCTTACATTTGACCATATACGGGTATTTTGTTTTCATCCGTATTAGTCTTCTGATACGGCTTTATTATTTCGTTTCCGCCACTCGTAATAAAGTCTATTTGCATAGAGGAAGCCGAACAACATGCAACCAGTCGGGGATGCGATTAAACAACTGGGTTCGGAGATTGAGTAGTAATCTAAAAGGTTTAAAGTCGTTTATCTACTCTATGAAACGACACGCTTGAAAAGGTTCAGCTTTATACTGAATGATTTGAATAGCGTTCCCGAAAGTTGATTTGTTTTTATTAAACTTATCTTCTAAGGGGACTTCACGCACGTAGGTTAGCATTGCCTGAATAACTTAATCAATAATATATATAACAATGGAAGAATTTGATGTAGAATGCCCATATTGCGGCAACGGTTTAGATATTGACCATGAAGATGGCTATGGTTATGAAGAAGGTGAAACTCACACCCAATATTGCCATCATTGTGATAAGGAATTCGTCTATACTATCAGTATCAGCTATTACTATGAAGTAGATAAGGCTGATTGTCTTAATGGCGGAGAGCATATCTGGGAGTTAACGCCTACCTTTCCTAAATATTATGCTGATATGCAATGTAAATGTTGTGGGGAGAGACGGCAATTAACAGAAGAGGAAAGAAAGAAGTATAATGTTGAAAATTACATTTGACTATGAGAACAATTATGCTAATTTCCGCACATATAATAGCTACAAGCATACATCCTGATTACTTGGATAATATAAAGGTCACTTCTATTGTATTGGCTGTACTAATAGCAGTCGTTGGAGATACAATAGATATGTTTAACAATAAAAAAAAGAGAAGTAATGAATGAATTAATCAAAGTCCAAATTGAAACAAAAGACGGTATAAACATTGTAAGTAGCAGAGTAATTGCTAACCAACTTGGAAAGGAACATAAGCATGTTTTAGAGGGTATTAGAAGGATGGGTCTAAATCTCGACCCATGTAATTTTATTGAAAGTTCCTATTTAGATTCGTATAATAGAAGCAAGGCGGAATATCTTTTAACGAAAGACGGGTTTACTCTTTATATGTTCAACATACAAGGCTATAATGAATTTAAGAGGGCTTATATAAACCGCTTCAATGAAATGGAAAGGGCATTGAAAACTATGCAGCCAAAACTACCTCAGACTTATAAAGAGGCTTTAAAGGAACTCCTTGTACAAGTTGAGGAAAACGAACGGTTGCAGATTGAGAACAAAGACATGAAGCCTAAAGCCGAATATTTCGATGAAATAGTAGATAGAGGTGGTCTTACTAATTTCAGAGACACAGCAAAGCTGTTAGGTGTATCGGAAAAGGCGTTTATCTTCTTTCTAATCGACAAAAAGTACATATATAGGGATCAAAAAGGAACTTTAAAACCAGTCGCCAAATATGTAGGAACTTACTTCGAGCTAAAAGAATGGGTAAGAGGAGAAAAGACCGGAACTCAAACATTAATAACGGCTAAAGGGAAAGAGCAGTTCTTAGAGCTAATCAATAGCATAAAACTATAATCTTATGAAAAACATATTTTTTGGTAAGGACATCACTTTATACAACTATGATTGTTTGGAAGTAATGCCTCTCCTACAAAGTTCAAGTATTGATTTAATTCTATGCGATCCTCCTTTTGGTACAACAGCTTCTCAGTGGGACAAAATTATTTCTTTTGATGAAATGTGGAAGGAGGTTAAAAGAATAAGGAAAGAAAATGCGCCTACGGCTTTATTTGGCAGCGAACCATTTAGCAGCCTTCTTCGTTGTAGCAATTTAAATGAATTTAAATATGATTGGGTCTGGGAGAAATCGAAAGCAAGCAACTTTCTGCTCGCTAAAAAACAACCCTTGAAAGCACACGAATTAATCAGTGTTTTTGGTAAAGGTAAAATCCCTTATTATCCAATTATGGAGGAAGGTGAACCTTATGGAAATCGCACTAAAAGAGGAAGCAATTGGACGGGAGTTAACAATGTGCCAAATCCTACATTCAGGCATGAAAACAAAGGAACAAGATACCCACGAAGTGTAAAATACTTCAAAACTGCGGAATCAGAGGGGAAAACAATTCACGTTAATCAGAAACCCATCGCGTTGTTAATGTATCTTATACAAACATATACAAAAGAGGGAGACACAGTTCTTGATTTTGCTGCTGGAAGTATGAGTACGGCTATTGCCTGTCTTTATACAAATAGAAAATGTATCTGCATAGAAAAAGACGAAAATTACTTCTTACTTGGAGCAGACAGAGTTGAAAAAGAATATCAAAGCGTAACGGGATTAAGATTTTGAATATTAAACGAAAATATAAGATTATGAAACAGACATTGGGAAAAGCAGCAAATGACTATCTCAACAGAATATTAGAGTTAACTGATTTTGAGATAAATTTTGAAGAAGATAATTACTATTCTGGTGCTCGTGATGCAATATTGGATGTTACCGAGAGGGCTTTTGTTTCCGGTGCAGAATGGCAGGCAAGACGATCTCTTTGGATAAGCGTGAAAGAACGGTTGCCGGGAGTAGGAGACCCTGTATTAATAAGACTTAAAGACAGTGTTGTTAGGCTTGCATGTTATGATATAGAAGAAGATAGTAATATATATTTCTGGAATGACAATTACTCCTATGAAACAATTAGAGTTTGCGACGTCACTCACTGGTGCTATATTCCTTCTTTCGACGAAACCCTTGAAGCCAACAAAGATGTACTTGAATGAATTAAAAAGAAAGGAGACTGAATATGGAGGTAAAGAATGTAGGGCAGCTTAGAAAAATCATTGAAAATCTTTCCGATGATTACGAAATTGAGATGAGAGTTAGGCGCAAATTATCTGATGAAGAATTAAAAGAGTGCAGGTATCCTTATCCTTACGATACCAAATATTTGACTTTGGAATTTGACGATATAGGCGTGTCTGACAAAGTGTTATGTTTGGGTGTAACTTCTAAGATTAATTAGCATAGAACTAAAGAAAGGAGACTAATATGGATAAAATCAAATGCATAACCTTCGACAAAGCAGCACAAGACGCTTTGCCAGAACACATCAAAGCTAAGATGAAGGCTGACAGAGAAAAAGCTAAACGAGAGGCATACAAGAAGCTATGTTATAACTTCGAGTATAAATTTGACTCCAATATTGCCCATTGTGCAAAGAAGGGAATATGTGATGAAAAATGTGAATATATGAGAACTTTTAAAGGATAGAGTAATGAAAGGAAAAAATAATATCGAAATTGAGCTTTCAAAAACAGAAACGCTTGACATAGGTACAGAAGTTGAGATTTTAGATAGTTTGAACGGATATGATAGTGTCGTATACAGATGTAAACTCCCCAAAGGGAAACAAGTTATGATTAATTCTAATAAAGTTGATATTACGGATTATAACCCTTATATTAATTGGGAACAGAGACGTTATGAAATAGCAAAGGAAACAGTTACTGCAATAATGTCAAATGAAGATTTCTATCATCAGGTTTTATGTGAGGGAGCAGAGCATGGTCAAAGACAAATTCAAACTAATATTGCACGTGCCGCAGTTATATTTGCTGATGCTCTTATTAAAGAATTAAAGAAAGGAGAATGACTAAATGGATATAGTACCTATTCTAACAAAAGATAATCTTTCTAAGGAACAGATAGAATATCTGCAAAAGCAGCAAACAGAATATAAATTGGTAAATAAGATTAAGAGGAATCCAGGGCATATCTTATTCTCTTTTAATCGAAAAACAGGGGAAATCAAGAGAGCTGCTATTATACACAAGGCTGCTATTGGCTTGAATGGGCTTCCTGTAACTAAAACTGAAACTGTTATAGAACCTGATTGCTATTACGACCAAGCCTTGAATGAAAAGAATTTTAGAAAGAAATTGAAGAGATTTGGTATTAAGTGAAACGTATGAAGAAAAGGATAAGAAATAAAATGCTGAATAATCCCGGAAGGTATAAACTACATCAGTATTTGAAATATGCCAATCAATGAGTTATTTCATTTGTGTATAAAGGCCATTATTATACAATTTTAGATAATGGGAAAGTAGTAAAATTTGAATAGTAACGATTTAAGACGCGTTAAAATCCAATAATATAATGAAAAAGATAATGTTTAATGATGAATACGGCTTAACCCAAGCCGTACTGAATGGCAGAAAAAGCCAAACGAGGAGAATTTCAAAAGAACAGATGCCGATACGCCGTAGTATCTTTTATAAAAGCGGGCTCGAGAGTTTTCATGGATATGAAGTAAAGCCTCCTTACGATGTAGGCGAAGTTGTTGCCATTGCACAAAACTATAACTCAATCAATGAATTTTATGAAATAGCTTATAAAAGACATTGTTCAGCGGGTGGTCAAATTATTACAGAGTATGATATCCCATTTAAAGAAATAATTAAATGGTTCGAATTAAGAGAAAGTTTAAAAAATACTGCTGGATGGGGTAACAAGATGTTTGTGAAAGCTAACTTAATGCTACATCATATCCGTATTACCAACATTAAGTTTGAACGCCTGCAAGACATATCCGACGAAGATTGCTTGAAAGAGGGGATATACGAAGATTCAGGAGATGATAAGTTTCCCCCATCCCTATTTTATGACTTTGAAGGAAACGAAGACGACGGATTTGATACTTCGCGAGAAGCCTTTGCCGCACTCATAGATAAAGTTTCCGGCAAAGGAACGTGGAAGTCTAACCCATACGTATGGGTATGGGAGTTTTATTTAATTGATTAGTATTTAATAACAATAACATGAAAGAGATTAAATTAAAAAAGTTAATTCTCCAAAATTGGAGAGGAAGAAATCTTGTTATTTCATTTAAATTAGATGGAGTAACCAACATTATGGGACGTAACAAAAGCGGTAAAAGCTCTTTGAAAGATGCTTTTTTATGGTTAATGACAGGGTTTGATTCAAGCAATCGCGCAAATTACAATCTTTTCGACAACAATCACAATTATACGGCAGAAGATTCTCCTGTTGCATCCGTTGAAGCTCTTATTGCCATTGACGGGAATGATTTTTATTTTAAAAAAGAAGCAAAAAAAGGATGGATAAGAAGAAGAGGAAATAAAGAATATGAATTAAAAGGATCTGATGATTACGTCTGCTATTTTGATGGAATCGAAGTGTCAGCCGGAGAATACAAAAAGAGAGTTTCCGAATTATTGTGCGAGATAGAGCCATTAAAGGTTATGTTGAATACCGAATATTTCCTTAGTTTAGAATGGAAACAACAACGCGAAATGCTTTCTTTATTAGCCGGAGACATCCAGGAAAGTGACTTCAAATCCAATTACAGCGATTTATTTCTTCTTTTGAAAAAATACTCGATTGATGAATTGAAAGCGCAAGTCAAGACAAAGATAAGTCCGATGAAGCAGCAATTAAGTTCTTTCCCTTTAACAATACAGACACTTGAACAACATTTGCCTGATATATCTAATGTTTGCGAATTAGAAAAAGAAATAGGGGAATTGAAAAGCAAAATCGCAGAGATAGATAATGCAATATTATCAGCTTCAAAAATGGCCGAGCCTTATATTGAGATGAGGAACAAACAATTGCAAGAATTATCTAATATCAATTCGGAGATTAGAAATAAGAAAAATGACTTTGAATATAATCAGAATGAAAAGCCGAACAAAATCAGAAGACAGATACAGGAAGCCAAAAAAGAAAACGAATATATTCAAAGACAACGGGATAAAGCGCAAGAAGAAAGAAAGTCTAATGAAGCTAAATTAGCTCGGTTAAAAACAAAGGTAGAAGAGCACGATAAATATCGCAAAAAGCTATTAATTGAAAAAGACGAGTTGTTAAAAAGGGAATTTAACAGCGAAAAATGCTCTTTCTGCGGACAAGATCTTCCTGAATCAATGCTTGAAGCAAATAGAAAAGATTTTTATGAAAAAAGAGAAAATGCAGTAAATGATATTATTAAAAAGGGAAAAGAAAACAATGAAAGGAAACAAGAAAAACTTGAAGAAATAGAACGCATAGAAGCTCTATTAGCTGAGGATATTGAAAGTCCGATGTATATTGACATAGAGGAGCTGGAAAAGGAACTGCAAGAAGCGGAGCAAGAGACTTTGAAATTTGAAGATTCTGATGAATATAAAAAGCTAAAAGATAAAGCTGATGCAATTCAAAATGGGTTAACAGAAGTCCCAGTAGTAGATAATACTAATCTGCTAAATATGAAAGAATCATTGACTCTGCAAATTGAAGAGAAAAGCCGCGCAATGGGACTTGTCGATGAAAGAGAAAGACAATTAAAAACAATTACTTCTTTAAAAAGAGAAATGCGCGAAGTTGCCGATAGCTTGGCCGTGCAAGAGCAAATAGAGGCAAATATTAAATCCTATGAAGAAGAGCGCGCCCAAATTGTTTCTAACAAAGTAAATAAATATTTTAGTAGATGCAATATTTCTATGATGCAACAGGACAAATCTGGGCAATGGATACCGAGTTGCACAATAACTGTATCTGATGGCAGTTTGGTGAGCACCTGCAATGGAGCTGAAAATATTTTAGTAGGACTTGATATTTCGAATGCTTTTGCTTCGTATTATGACATTAGCTTGCCTGTATTTGTAGATGATGTAAATCTTATAAATAGCGATGTAAATATCGAAACAAATCACCAACTTATTAAATTAGTAGTTAGCGAAGACGAAAACATTATTGTTCGTTAAAAACTTGCCTATTAGAGAAAAAAGTAGTATTTTTATAAACTTTAAAAAACAAATAAACTTATGCAAAATTGGTATGAAGGCGTAATACGCTATGAAAAAGTAACAGAAGAAGGTAAAGTAAAGAAAGTAAATGAATTATATTTAGTTGATGCACTTTCTGCTACAGAATGCGAAGCACGTCTAATCGAAGAAATGACTCCGTTTATTACAGGAGAATTTGCTGTAAAATCAGTCAAAGAATCGAATTACTCTGAATTGTTTCTAAGTGAAGAAGAAGCGGCTGACCGCTGGTTTAAGTGTAAACTGATTTTTATCACATTGGACGAAAAGAGTGGGAAGGAATCTAAAACATCTACTCTGATTTTGGTACAAGCTGCCGATTTACGAGATGCTGTAAAGAGGCTGGATGAAGGCATGAAAGGTACACTGGCTGATTATCAGATCGGTTCTGTTGCTGAAACAGCAATTATGGACGTATATTTATACAATAACAATAACAATAATAATCAATAAAATGGCAAAGAAAGTAACAGACATAGATAGCGCTACCGATATTTTTTTATCATGCAGTATTTGTTTATCGGATATTCCTAAAGATGTCATCTATACATCTAAAGGTGGGAAAAAATACGTTCGGTTTTCAATAAGCAAACTAAAGGAACTTGGTAAATTTGGAGACACCCATTATCTTAAATATTCGGCTTCACAAGAAGACAAAGCTCGCGGGCAATATGACATCTTTATTGGAGGAGGAACAGAATACCAAAGAGGAGAAGGGGCAGATGCAGAAGTAGGGTCTGCTAAGAAACAAAATAAACCAAGCGTTCAACCGACCGTACCAACAGATGATTTGCCTTGGTAATATTGCACAATAATTAGATGTTTCTTATATTTGCAACCGAAAGGGATAGTTGAGGGTCATGGCTCAATGATAAGGCTAAGCTAACAGGCTTTCCCTTTCTTCTTCAATCGTTAGCGTAATTAAATTGTTAGTAGTTTATGGAAATATATCAAAATTTATCATTAGAAGACCTTCCTAATGAAGAATGGCGAGATGTAGTCGGATACGAAGGATTGTATCAAGTATCTAATTTGGGAAGAGTGAAATCATTAGAAGTGAAATTCAAAAACTCTTTTTATAATAAAAAAATAGAAAAAATAATGTCCCAACACGATAACGGGAAGGGATATTTGACCATATCTATTAGCATTAATGGAAAAGCAAAGAAAGAATATGTTCATAGATTAGTAGCTAATTCCTTTATTTATAGGGATGAGGATAAGGTAGAAGTTAATCATAAAAATTTAAATAAAAAAGATAATAATATAAACAACTTAGAATGGGTATCTAAAAAAGAAAATATGCGCCATGCACGCATTAATGGAGCTTTTGAAAATATAAAAATATACCAATATTCTATTGAAGGATTTTATGAAAGAGAGTTTTCCTCATTGGTAGAAGCTGCTGAATTTCATAATTTATCCAGCAAGGGAGATATTTGTAGGTCATGTAAAAATGAAAGAGCTACATGTCGAGGACATAGATTTAGATACTATAAAAAAGATAAAATTAATATTCCTAAGAAAAAATTTAAAGAAGTAGAAGCATATAAAGATGATATTTTAATAACAAAGTACTTATCTTCAAAAGAGGCTTCAATTTCATTAGGTGTAAAAGAAAATACGATTGTAACATCATGTCTTAGAAATACTAAATGTAAAGGTTATACTCTTAAATATATAAATAATGGCAGATAAAAAAGAATTAGCTGTATTGGCAGAAGGTATTGTCAGCAGCGTAACTAAAAAAGTAGATAGTTTAACTAAATTAGGCATGAAATTTGCTCCTGATTTCTGTCCTACTAATGCGCTTAGAGCTTCAATGCTTATATTGCAAGATGCGAAAACAAAAGACGGGAAATTGGTATTAGAATCCTGTTCCCCTGGAAGTATTGCAAGAGCTTTATTTAACATGCTATCTAAATCATTAGATGCAAGTAAAGGGCAAATGTATTTTATTCCATACGGGAATAATCTTACTTGCATAGAGTCCTATTTCGGTTCTGTAACAAGAGCTAAAAGAGCTGTTCCAGACTATATCCCAATCGTTAAAATAATACACGAAGGAGATGTTTTTGAATTTGAAAATGACCCTGAAACAGGAGAAACAAAAGTACTTAAACACGAAACTTCCTTTAAAAATTTAGACAAACCTATTATTGGAGCATATACATGGGCATATTATCCAAACGGAAAGAAAGATTTAGTTATAATGACTATGGAATCTATTCAAAAATCTTGGGCGCAAAGTTCCAATGGAGCTACCGTAGCAAAGAAGTTCCCGGAAGAGATGGTAAAGAGAACATTGCTTCGCAAAGCCTGCAAAATGATGATAAATACAGATATTAGCAATTCTTCTCCGATTGATGGATTAGAAGAAGAATTGGGTGTAACAAATGACCTCGACTCTACAAAGCAAATTGCTCCTGATTATGCGGAATATGAAGAAGTCGAAGAAGCAACGCCAGTAGAAGCCGCACCCGCGCAAAAAGAGGAGGCTAAAAAAGAAGAAGCAGTTAAACAGCCCGCTTCGGGACCAGAGCCTTTTTAGCATGGATGATGACGAAATAGATATGTCCTACGAGGAAATGGCCCCAGATTCATACGATTGCGGAGAAATTTGGTAATGAATAAACTTAATCCCATCTTGTTTAGATAGTAATATCTATTCGGATGGGATTTTTAATAAAGCGTTAAGGGATGGATAATAAAACACCTATAATGAAAATAATTGGTAGCAACAGTTCTGGCAATAGCTATATTTTAGATTGCTTAGGCGAATATTTGCTAATAGAATTAGGCGTCAAATGGGACAATATATTAAATGGGCTAAATTATAAGACGGAAGATGTAGTTGGATGTTTAGTCAGCCATCGGCATTCAGATCATTCGAAATCAATATCGAAAGCTTTATATCGGCAACTTTCCGTATATTCTTGTGCGGACGTATCAGAAAGATTTAATGGAGTATTCCCGTTAAAATCTAAAAAGAAGTATAAAATAGGGAATTTCGAGGTTCAATGTATACCAGTCCCACACGGTGATTGTCCATGTTATAGTTTTATTATCGACAATCCAGATATGGGAAGAACGCTATTTATAACTGATGCGTCAGATTTTCCCTATAAAGTAAAAGGCGTAAATCATTTGTTTATTGAAGCCAATTATATGGAGGACATAATCTTGGATAATGCCTGTAACAACAAATGGAACTCGTCAGCGAGCAATACCCACATGGGAATAGAAAAGAGCGCAGAAGTGATTAAAAGACATTATTCTGAAAACCTGCATACCGTTTGCTTGATTCATTTAAGCGATGGAAATAGTGATGTTAATAAATTCAAGGACATTGTTTTCGAAGAAGTCGGAATTAGACCTTTTATAGCAGAAAGCGGATTGGAGATAGAACTTAAAAAAGAAGAATTTTAAAGAAAAAAAAGAATGTATAAATTTAGAGATTATCTAAGAAGTGTTTGGGAGTGGACGCAGGAGAATGAAAATAAAAGTCCTGTCTTTTATTATTTCCCATTGACATCAAGAGACTTAGCAAGACATAAAGATGTTATTGAACAAGGATTTGAAAATAATATTTGTGCAATTAAACTTCTTTGGAAAATTGTAGAACTTAAAAAGCAAGAAAATGAGTAAAATATACTGCGGATGTGATAATGGAGTGACTGGAACTATCGGTATCTTAGGTGAAGAAATAGAAATATTTTGTAAAACACCTATTAAAAAAGAACAAGATTACACGAAGAAAAAGAAAATTGTTTCAAGATTAGATGTTGTAAAATTTATTTCTCTATTTAATGGGATTAATAAAAATGACTTAGTGTTCATTTTAGAACGTCCGATGATAAATGGAACTCGCTTTAACGCCTCAATGTCAGCCATTAGATGCCATGAAGCAATGCTGAATTGTATTGAAGTGATGGGATGCAAATTGATCTATGCGGACTCTAAAGAATGGCAAAAAGAATTACTGCCAAAAGGATGCGCAGGAGATGAATTGAAAAAAGCTTCTCTTGATATAGGCAATAGATTATATCCTAAGTTCTGCGAGATAAAGCATCCTGATCGCGATGGATTACTAATAGCTGAATATGCACGAAGAAAAAATTTATAGAATATGGATACAATATTATTGGTTTATATTATAGGAGTAATAATATCACTAAAAGCTTCTTGGGATATAATGAATTTTTCCAATGTTGAGTTCATTACTATTGGGGATATTCTATTATTTCTTTTCATGAGTTCTCTCTCTTGGCTTACTGTTACAATAGCCATATTTATTTGTTGGAGGGAAATACTCAATTACAAAATATGGAAAAGAAAGAGATAGTTTATGGTTTGTTAACGAAAAACGTTTCGTTATCTATTTATTAACTGCTAACTTTGCAGAAACAAAAAAACAAATTATCATGCTAATAGAAACAAAAGACTGGGTTAGCGTAACCGAATACGCAAAAAGAAACAACCTATCAACCGTATGGGTGTATAAGTTGATAAAAAGAGGAGATTTAAAAACGATGGAATTTGCGGATAAAACGCTAATTTTCATTGGAGATAAAAAACAAAGTGTTAATTTATAAAATAAAATCATCATGTGGTTAAGAATTGGAGATAAGGATTTTCCTAAAAGTAGTATCAAGGAAATATACAGAATGGGTAAAACTATTCAGAGTGGAAAATGGTGCATCGGATACAGAGTTTACAATCAGTGGCGTTATGTTCACTATGACACCGAAGAGGATTATAATAAAGTGATTGAGAATTTAACTAAAATATTGGAAATCGCGGAGGTTTAATCATGGAAGAAGAACTAACGCATGGATCTTTGTTTAGTGGCGTAGAAGGATTTGGATTAGGCGCTGCTTTTGCTGGAATAAAAACTCTATGGAGTTGTGAATATGAAGACTATCAAGCGAATATAATTAAAAAGAATTTTGGAGAAGAGCATGAAATCAACAGAGATATTAAAACGTATTCAAAGCCAACATTTGTTGACATCATTAGCGGTGGATTCCCTTGTCAAGACATCAGCATTGCTGGAAAAGGTGTCGGAATTGTCGGTGAACGAAGCGGATTATGGAATGAAATGTTCCGCATCATACGGGAAATTAGACCTAAATACATTATCATTGAAAACAGTCCTATGCTCTTGGTTCGAGGATTCGAACGAGTCTTATGCAACCTTTCCGAAATCGGGTATGATGCAGAATGGCAATGTTTATCGGGTACGGACTTTGGTATACAACAGGGTAGGGAGCGATTATATTGTATTGCCTACCCCCACGAAATCGACAGCAAACGGAGCGTGCAAGAATCGGTATTTCGGAAGCCCTACCTATCGGGGCAATATACACGAGTATATCCGGGATGGAGAACAAGACAGTCAATACCCTCACCCCGATTTGCTGGAAAGTCTAATGGGGTTCCCGATAGGATGGACAGAACGCATTGTATAGGAAATGCGGTACAACCCATAATTGCGCATTATTTATTTGAATGTATAAAAAGCCATCATTTCACTAAAAGACCATGACTGATAAACTACAAACCCTTATTGAAAAATACAATAATAATTACTATTTCAAACAAGACCCGATCTCAATTGTAAAAAGATACAAAGAGCTAAGAGATATTGAAATAGCAGCTATTATCTGCTCTACATTAAGCTTCGGAAACAGACAGCAAATATATAAAGCATGTAAAAAGACAATGGATATGATGGGGACTTCGCCCTATAAATATCTAATTGATAGCAAGTATTTAGAATACAGAAATAGCGACAAATGTTGGTATCGTATGCTAAAGATGCGCGATTTTGCCATTTTATGTTTGCGCTTAAAGAGTATATATGCAACATATAATTCAATGGAATTACTACTCTTAAATAGCAATGATTATGTAGAGGCTTTAACCAACATTTTTAATGGATGCAATGGAATCCCAAAAGATAATAAATCAGCATGTAAACGGCTTTGCCTAATGTTGAGATGGCTTGTTAGGCGAGATAGTAAAGTCGATATTGGTATATGGAGGAATTTAGATCAAAAGAAGCTATTATTGCCTTTAGATGTACATAGCTTAAATACTTTACGTAATTTAGGTGTGTTAACGCGTAAAAGCAATGATATGAAAGCGGTAATAGAAGCTACTCAATGGGCTAAATCCTTTTACCCTAATGACCCTGCCATTTTAGATTTTTTCCTTTTTGGAGAATCTTACGAAAGAGCGCATCCAGAGGAATTTAAAGAGCCAGAAAGGATTCCTATGACAAATGACCAAATATTGCTTGTCGCTACATATATTGTTATTTATGTCAACGAATTAGCCAATGTATGCGTCATGGACATTAAGCCATCTATTACCAATAAGGACAAGGAGACTCAAAAGATTTATTTTGCAGCGCTTAAACGAGTTAAGGAGTATCAAAGTCGGATGGCTAAGATCGCAGGTGATAATGCAATAGGCATCTATGCTTCTTACTGTGACGCTCTCGACCAAGAAGTATTACCTGTTATCGAGAAGTATCGAATGTCCATTGAGAAATATCTTTGTGAGATAGAAGGGGTTGAAAATCCCTATTTCCTATCAATGGTTGAATTAGCGCGAAGCATAACAAGTTATTCGGTTATTGCAATCTCAAAAAGAATAGCTGAATGTTTGAAGTTTGATGAAAATGCAGTAGCTTTGCGAGGATATAAACAGTCCGAACTATTGAAGATCTTGGAAGAATTATGCAAATGGTGCTTTAGAAAAGCTTCTGATATAAATTACAATGAAAGTGAAGAATGCGTAAATGCCTATAGGGAATTTGACGCGATACTCACAAATCCGGATATTATTTCAACATGTATTATTAACGCTAACGAATTAGAAAACAAATGAAAGTAAAAATTAAGAAAACGCACCCAAGTGCTCAAATCCCGTTTAAACATTATGAAGACGACCATTGTTATGATTGTGTTGCGACATCATGCGAAGAAATAGCTCCCAATGTCTATAAATATGGGCTTGGTATTGCAGTACAAATAGATTCTGAATATATAAGAGTGATGCGAAAAGGAGGTTATGTTTTATCATTCGATTTACGAGCAAGGAGTAGCATTCATAAGACTGGTATGATTTTAAGCAATGGGACAGGGACTATCGATGAAGGTTTTACCGGATCTATTTCTGCTATATTTTATCATGTTGTACCAAGTCTTCCTCGATATAAAGAGGGTGATAAAATTTGTCAAATCAAAATAGGCATGACACCAAAAATAGACTTTATCGAAGTGGATGAGTTGGAAGAAAGAGAGAGAAATTGTAATGGATACGGAAGCACGGATGAGAAAATTAACCAATAAAGATATGAATAAGAAAGAAGTAATTAAAATGGCGGAGAAATACTCAAGTAAACGCCATATCCAAGATGGGTATTTAGCAGGTTTTCAGGCAGCGTGTAATATCATAAGGCAGAAATACCAAACATGCTATAACGAAGATTTTTGCGATGCGATGGAAGAACTTGCGCAGGTTGCATATATGGATTTAGATATTGATGATTAACGTAAAACAATAAAGAAATGAATATAAAAGAGGCGGTAAAAGACTATATAGAAGACTTTCCGGAGTGTTTTAGATTTAAAAGATCCGACGTTGCGGATGCCTTTGAAGCAGGTGCAGAATGGTAAGCAAAGCAAGGAGATCTCGAATCCATGCTTAGGAAACTAAAGGGGAAAGTGCTAAAAGCTTTCCTCGAATGTGAAGGATACGATGAAGTTGAACGTAAAATTAATTCTTAAAAAGAATGAGCAATACAGGGTACAAATACATTCATTTTAATAGAAGCAGTAAGAAGTTTCAAGTAAAAATATGGAATGGAGATAGAAACATATATTTCAAAGAATGGGAAACATTGGAAGAAGCTATTAAAGTGAGAGAAGAGAAAATGAAAGAATTAGGATTAACTTTATATTTGGATAAGTAACATGAAGTATTTTACGATTGAAGAGCTAACACGCTCAACCACAGCTACGGCAAAAAGCAGGAAGAGAAAGAAAAACAAGTTATTCACAAGGGGAAGGCATAATACCCCTTAAAACATTTATGAGAATGGAAAAGTTGAATATTAAACTGTTTGTGGAAAAATCAAACAATGTACATTCCAATAAATATGATTACTCGAAAGTAAGCTATATAAACAATAAAACAAAAATTTGTATTATATGCCCAATTCATGGAGAGTTTTTTCAGACACCGAACTCTCACATAACTGGTCATGGTTGTCCAAAGTGTAAATCATGTAATAATAAGAAACTTATTTTTGGGGTTGGTATAAATGATTTAAACGATTATATATTTTCTGACTATAAATTATCAAAATGTTATACCGTTTGGCATAGTATGCTTAGGAGATGTTATTCAAGCGTATATCAAAAACATAAGAAAAGTTATATAGGATGTAGCGTTTGTAGTGAATGGTTGTTTTTATCTAACTTTTATAAATGGTTTAATGAAAACCACGTGGACGGTTTTGAGCTTGATAAAGATATTCTATTTAAGGGTAATAAAATTTATAGTCCACAAACATGTAGTTTTATCCCTCGGAGGATAAACTGCTTATTAGTGTCATGTAAATCTAAAAGGGGTATTTACCCGATAGGAGTTAAGAGAAGTGGAAAATTATACGAATCTTCATGCAAAATAAATGGGAAAGATATGTATTTGGGATTGTTTAAAAATGCAAATGACGCTTTTTTAGCGTATAAAAAAATTAAAGAATCTTATATAAAGGAATTGGCCACAAGTTACTATAATAATGGTAATATTACAAAAGAGGTATATAACGCTTTGTTGAAATACGAAGTAGAAATAAATGATTAATATGGAATTAAAAGCAAAGAGAGTTTTCAAAGGTAGTTTGTATACTATCAGCAAGTTATATGTAGATGGTGTTTATGAATGTGATGTGTTAGAGGATACCGATAGAGGCCTTTCCGATAATATGGATTTATCAGAGATAAAGAAGGTAAAACAATACGGTAAAACCGCTATACCAACTGGAACGTATGCTATTGACATGGATACTGTCAGTCCTAAATTCAAAGATCGTGGGTGGGCAAAGGTGTGTAGCGGTAAACTACCTCGACTCAGAAACGTAAAGGGTTTCGATGGCGTATTAATCCACGTAGGAAATAAACCGGAGGATACATTAGGATGCTTATTGACAGGATACAACAAAGTGAAGGGGCAAGTCGTAAACAGTACAGTCGCTTTCACTAAGTTATATGAAAAGATGAAAGAAGCGCATGAAAGAGGCGAATGTATTAACTTAACTATCGAATAACATGAGCGCGATTTTTCGTGGGTGCATGTGTCTTATGATCCATCTAATTTAAAGAAACAGATATTGAAACTGTAATAGAGATAGAGGGACTGTTTAGGCAGTCCTCTTTTCTAATGCCTTTAACTCTTCCAATTCGAACAATACATACATGCGCATTTGTTCAAATTCAAATTGAGATATTTCTCCTATCAGTTTGTCTATAATCGTATCTATTTCATATTTCTTGCGTAAAATCGCAAGCTTTACAGCATCATATTTTACTCTTTTTGTTTTCATAAATACGGCTCAAGCGAAACCCTAAGTTTTTAGCTTCTGGGAGGAATTGAACCACGATTCCCTCTTTTTTAAACTTAATAATATTATTTTCTTCAAATATTTGAATAATTTAATTATTTCCCATATCTTTGTGACATGAAATTGACTTTGCAAATAAAACTGATTCCATCGGACGAGCAAGCCATAATGCTGAAAAAGACATTTAGCGTTTTTAATGAGGCTTGTAACACTATCTCGCAGATAGCATGGGAACGTCGTGTGTTCAATCAGTTCAGTCTGCACAAGGAGGTTTACCATCCAATCAAGGGGACATACAGCCTTCCCTCCCAACTTGTTATACGTGCAATCAGCAAGGTTGCCGACGCATACAAACTCGACAGAAAAAAACAAAGACGTTTCCGTGAATTCGGAGCTATCACGTATGACAGTCGTGTGCTTTCTTACAATACCCAAAGAGGTATCTGCTCCATTTCGCTTATTGATGGGCGTGAGAAGATGGCATATACTTGCTATCGTCCACAGCTCATGAAGTTCGCAAAGGGAGAAGCTGATCTTGTTCTTGTCAAAGGAAAATTCTACCTCTATCAGACGATAGACATTCCAGACGAAGAAGAAGAGACAGCGGAGGTTTTTCTTGGAGTGGATATGGGTATAACCGATATTGTCTCCTTGTCTGACGGGACTAATATATCCTCTGATGAAGTCAAGAACATACGCAATAGATACAATAAAGTGAGAGCTTCTATCCAGTCCAAAGGCACTCGCAACTGTCATAAGTTGTTGAAACGGTTGAAAGGACGTGAGAGAAGATTTGCCACCATTGTGAACCACCGTATAAGTAAACAACTCGTCGCAAAGGCAAAGGAAGAGCATAAAGGCATTGCCATTGAAGACTTGAAGAATATCCGTTGGGGTATGAACTCCAAGAAACGCAATAAAACGTTCAGAAGGAGAAGCAACTCGTGGAATTTCTATCAGCTCCGATCTTTCCTCGAATACAAGTGCAAGATGGCTGGCGTTCAGATTGTCGCTATCCCTCCTGCATACACCTCGCAGACCTGTCACGAGTGCGGTCACATCGGTATTCGCAATGGCAAGCGTTTTTGCTGCGCACACTGTGGCAATGTAGCAGACGCAGATATTAATGCTGCTCTGAACATTGCTACATGGGGGTATGTAAACACCCATGAAAGATGGGAACTGTTGTCTTGTCCTATACATGATGATATTTCTACGTCTAAAGCCCACAAGTTTTTACATTGTGAGTAGTTTACAGGCTATCATCTTTCAGACTTCAAAAGTTGCTCTATTTTCTCTTCTGTAAATCCAAATTGCTTAGCAAATTTCATAAAAGACTTCTTTTGCTTTTCGGGAATAAGTGCAAACATAGAGTTGATAGGTTTATCACTCTGTAATGCTTTCTTGAAATCTTTGTTTTTCATATTATCATTTCTTTATTCTACAACAATCACATAAATATTTCTTTGCCGAATCCCATGTCTTATCTATGATGTAATCACCTAAATATTGTATTTCCTCGCCATGAGGGCTTATATCATAAGTAAGGCATATATGGTCTGCTAAGTGTCCTGATTCATGAGACCAAGTTTTTTCAAACTCTTTTGCACTGCTCGTTCTACCTATAACAATTACACTTTTATGCGCTAAGTGATTAGAAAATGTGAGTCCGTTATTATATCCACATGTAGTTAGATTTTTATAAGCTCTTTTAAGAGACTCCTCTCCACATTCGATATATTCTAATTCCTCTATTACATCTTCAAAATATTTGCAAGTATAATCATAAAAGATAGTGACAGTCCAATCGTATTTATATAAATATATTGTTTCTATTTCCATAATATTTAAAAAGGCACATTTTAAGTGCCTAAAATTAAAGCATATCTTCCCAATTAATGGCTATTCCAAAACCATACATGTCTGCTAAAAAGTGCCTAAAAGCTTTTTCTGTAGATGGATAATCAGGGTCATCAATATACGCTTTAATAAATTTAGCCAGCTGATCTTCGGAGCTTATTACTGTACCCCAATAATCTGCTTTAGCCATGTGTAGAACATACAACCCATTATAACCATTATCTTTTTCAAGTTCAATGCCATACAGTTTAAGCAATTCATCATACTTTTCTTTCGGTATTGGTGTGATTTTCCCTTCTTTAGTTTTCATCATAGATACTGCAAAATCACACATTTTTTTAGAAAAGTTGAATCCATAATTTTGTAGATAAATCCGCATATCTTCCGGGATATTATCATATAAATCAAAACTTGCTCCTTTTTTCATATCTTTTAGTATTAAAGGGGGACTATTATATCCCCCTTAGTTTATATTAGCGACGACGACGACCACGACCAGAGCCTCTTACACCTCTGCGCTCTCCCATCATTTCGTCATCATCGTATTCATCGTATCTATTCCCGTAAGAACCACCACGACTACCACCACCATAAGAACCGCCTTGTCCGCTACGTTCTCCCATTGATTCCATTTCGTCCCAAAGGGTTTCGAAATCTTCTTTTAGGCATTCAAGACTCTCTTTGAAGTCCTTAAAGGCTTTTCCTAATCCACCTTTTCTTTCGCCTTCCATTATTTCAATCATTCCCATAATATTATTATTTAGAATTTGTTGTTTTGGGTTTATTAGACGTATTCATTTCCATCAAAAGAGATTTTATATCTCCCAATCCATCTTTTACGGATTTAACCTCTTGCTCCAATGAATTAATCCTATCTTCTTGTTGCTTTTCTTTGGCAAATTGAGGATTTAGTTCTTTTAAAATACTATCACAAGATTCTATAACAGATTTATGATATGGAACGCTTTCTACAATTTGCTTACTGGTTTGCATCATTGCTTCAACTTCCGAAATGATAGCCTCTTTCTTTTCGGAAACAATCACATTTGGATAAGCAAAAATTTCACCATTTGCTGGTAATTTTTGAAAGTCTAAAACTTCCTCGCCACATCTTACCTTAATGTCAATAAGCATTTCTGGTTGAGGACTATAAGGTACTGACGGATTATAAGTAGGATATTTAGGGACAGGTGAACTTACAGATTCAATCTGTCCTATCTTAACAGTTGGTCTTTCTCCTTTAGAAAGAACATATATAAAACCACCTTGTCTACTTGATGAAAACATATAATAAACTTTTAATTTGTTTTACATAGACGGGGTTTTACTCCCGTCTATAGATTCACTTACTTGTTGCTAATGTAGGTGCAGGAGTTGTTCCGCCTGTCTGAAAATTGACAAAACGTATAATCCCCTCTCTTTTATTGATAAAAGCAAAGACCTCTTTTGAGTTTGTTATATCAGAACCAATAACATTTGAGCTGTTATGATCTATAACATTTACTTTACTTTCACCATTATTAGAAGAAGAACTCCCTACATTTGTACTATTATTGGACGTTGGAATAGCAATCGTTACAGGCAATGCTTCACCACCTGTTGGAACTGCTTGATTAACTTGCACAGTCACATAACATTCACAAGGAAGCTGATTATACAGACATTTGTCAATCCCATAGTCTACACTCGTCTCTGATAAGGCTACGTTTGTTGTCGGCAACTCAAATATACAGAGTTGTTTCAAACAAGAACGTTGTCTCGTAGGAATAGCTGGACCGGGACCACCTACCCACCAATACGTATCAAAAGGATTTAATGGATTTCCATACATAGATACCTCCTTTCTTAACAACCACAGTTACTATAAGGTGATACACTCATATTAACTGGTACGCTATAGTTAACAGGTATATAGTTACCAGCAGCTGGGATATAAGGAATTGTTATCGTTTCAGGTTGTTTACATTCAATTTTAGCCAATCGAGCACTCAAATCATTTAAAGCTGCACCAAGAGGAGCCGTTGCCTGTCCGACGATCTGAGATGTCATGGCAGAACTTTTAAATGTGCTATTCTCCTCACGAAGTTTATCAATCTTGTTCTGCATTTCGCGCATTTCAGCCGCACGCTGTCCGGCAAGAATCTGCTGTGTGCTATCCTTGATGGAATTTTGCAGATCACAAGTCTGACGTTGAGTTTCATATGCAACAGAAGCAAAGCCTCTTTCCTGACCAGTCGCAACGCCGTTAATGGCATTTTGCAATGTGTTCGTTTGCTGACAGATCGCCAGACGGTTTTCGCAGCAGCATGAAGCAATCTGTTGAGCGATCTGACAGTTACCCTGCTGGATAGCATTGATAATCTGCATTGAGCTTTGACCAACCTGATTTCCTACCTGTTGCACCTGTGACATCACTCCATTGATAGCATTCTGAACCTGACCGATTGAACAGTTTAAATTAGTAGCCAGATTGTTGATTGCCTGTCCGTTCCCCTGAATAGCACTCATTAGTAATTCCCTTCCTGCATCATTGTTAATCAAATTTGGAATACCAGCGACACCATATCCGCCACCATTTCCACCATCGTTACCCCAACCATTACGACCGAAAAGAGGAAAAAGGAAGAACAAGAAGATAATCCATAAGAACCATGAGCCATCTCCGCCAAACCCGTTTCCATTTCCTTTGCTATTCAAAGCCATTAACAAGTTAGGGTCAATACCTTTCTGCTGCAAAAGTGGAGCAAGCATAGCCATCATTCCACTTCCGCTTCCACTCCCTACATCAGGAGTATAAACAACTGTTTTTGATTCCATAAAAAATACATTTAATATAGTCCGACATTGAACTATGTCCTGAATAAACTAAAAATAATGGAATCAAACTACACAGTATTTTTATATTTTTCGAGCGTTGTGTTTCAGCGTATTATGATATATTATAGAATATATTTGGTGGATAGTGATAAAACCATTACATTTGTGCCATATAATTATCACTATGACGCTAACAGCAGAACAACAACATAAAGTCGATCAGATAGCCAACGAAGTATATAAATATTTCGGAGTTGTAGAGCAAGATATAATTAATCATAATATGAAAGAAAAGCCTTCTACTGCTCGGTATTTTCTTTATTATATATTGCATTATAGCTTAGGCTTATCTTCGTCAACAATTGCTAATATGTATTTTAGAGCACCACGATGTGTTAAACGTGGTGTTGCTAAAATAAAATTGGGAGTAGTAAGACACAAGTATTACAATGCTATTTATGCCGACTTGATGGAAAAAATACAGCCTTTGATCCCCGAAGATATTGATAGATTTCTAAATAAATCATAAAATGTTTTGTTGTTAAAAAACAAATAAGTATCTTTGCGATGTAACAAGAGTGGAAATCTTAGACACGTGTGAAGAAATTAATAGCCAAGTGTGGCTTTTATATAAAGCCTGTAAGCAATTGTTAATTTAGAATGCGTCTAAGATTTCCACTCAAAAGCTTACAGGCTTTCTTGTGTAAAAAAAACAAGATGATTGCACTAATCAGCCTTAAAATGGATGTTCATTATCTCCGTACATTGTGCATCGCCCTCCAAGGCGAAAAAAGGGATAACACTACAATCAGATGTTTTTTCATGTTGGGAAAGTGAAGGGCAACGTTGAACCTTGCGACCCTTCGACCTCACGCCAAAAACAAAAACTAACATGAAAAGGCAAACGAAAAAAAGTAGATATAAGCAGAGGTGTTTATATGCGAGGGATACGGGAGTGCTGATTGTGGATGTAGGTTTTTGGAGTAAACCGAAAATATTCTTCTTACTGCTAACTGCTATATATATAATGTACAGTGTAGGTGTGAGGGATATAAAAGGTATACTATATATTAATTCTAAATTAACAACTAATGAACGACTTGAAATTAAACAAGGAAGTAATGACTTCGAGAGAGATTGCGGATCTGACGGGGAAGGAACACAAAAACGTAATGCAAGATATTAGAAATCTTGTTGCCCAACTGCCAGAAAAAGATAGGCTGAATTTTCAGCTCACCTCTTATACAGATTCTCAAAATAGGGGGAAGCCTATGTATCAACTTTCCAAGAAAGGTTGTTTGTGCCTTGCTTCGGGTTACAGAGCAGACTTGCGTATGGCAATCATAAACAGATGGGAAGAGCTCGAAAAAGAAAAGCGTTCCGGAAACTTTGTCATCCCGTCTACATTTAGCGAGGCCTTAATGTTGGCTGCAAAACAAGCCGAGGAAATAGAAAAGCAACAAAAACAGATTGAGTGTATGAAGCCTAAAGCCGAGTATTTCAATGGGCTTGTCGAGAGAGGGAATAATCTTAATTTTCGTGATACAGCAAAGCTACTTGGGGTTAAAGAAAAAACTTTCATTTATATTTTAATTGATAAAGGGTATATTTATCGTGATACAAAAGGGAAACTAAAACCGATAGCTAAATATGTAGGTAGATACTTCGAGTTGAAGGAATGGGTCACCAATGATAAATCTGGAACGCAAACTCTTATTACGGTGACAGGAAGAGAAAAGTTCGCCAGCATAATTAAGGAATACATTTCAGAGAGTTTAAATTGAACCATTATTTAATAAAACCAATAAAAATGAAAAAGAACATTCTATTTTTAGTATTAGCATTAATGCTTGCATTTTCTTCTTGTTCTAAAGGAGAAGATAGTCATAACGATTTCCTTCTTGAAAACACAACATGGTTGTGCATCGAGAATCAAATCACCATGCAATTTACTTCTGCAAAAGATGTAAAAGTCGAATCAGATTTATGGGCTGACCGCTATGGAACTTATATTCAAAACGAAAAGTCTATTAAATTCTTTGATCTATGGGCATTTATTTCGATTACTCCTTATGACTTCAAATCTGCTACCTTGTCAGACTACGGAACAAATATGAAGGTAAAATGCGTAGATAAAAACAACGGAGAAGAAAAAGAGTTAACTTTTGTGAAAGAAGTAGCTAAGTAACATTTTTTTAGATTATCAAAATTTGTCATATCTTTATCAAAAACGGATCTCCAAATATTTGGATGTAAAAAATGCTATATTTGCAATATGAAATTGACATTGAAAATAAAACTTATCCCAGCCGAAGATCAGTATCAAGCTCTTATTGAAACTATCAATGAGGCTAATAATGCGTGTAATCTCATTTCTAAGATTGCTTGGGGGAATAAGACTTTCAATCAATTCAAATTACATCATTTGTGCTATAATAATGTTCGCGAAAAGTTTAATCTTTCTTCTCAAATGGTTATACGCTGTATCAGTAAAGTCGTTGATGCGTATAAACTCGATAAAAAGAAACAACGCATATTTAGAGATTATGGGAGTATTAGTTATGATAGCAGGATTCTTTCTTATTCTGATGATTTTGTTTCCATTTGGACTGTAAGCAAGCGAAAAAAGATTGCCTTCGTTTGCCACAATCCTAATTATTTCCCTTATATTAAAGGGGAAGCCGACCTTGTGTTCAAAAAGGATAAATTTTATATTTTCCAAACAATTGAACTTCCAGAACAAGATATGGACAATGTTGAAGAGTTTATCGGTTGCGACTTCGGAATAACAGATATTGTCTGTACATCCGAGGGAAAAACATACTCTTCTCAATCTCTTAACCAATACAGAAAAAAGCGTAGAAAAATTCGTAGTTCTATTCAATCAAAAGGCACACGCAGCTCTCGAAGACTGCTGAAACGGCTTAACAAGAGAGAGAGAACTACTGCAATGATAATCAATCACACTATTTCTAACCAAATCATAACAGACGCTAAGACTAAAGGCGTTGGCGTTGCTATTGAGGACTTATCTAACATTCGTTCTACATCTAAGCGTAGAAACAAGTCTTTCAGGACTGAACTTAACTCTTGGAGTTTCTATCAACTTCGTACCTTTCTTGAATACAAGGCAAAGCGAGTAGGTGTGCCATTGATTGCCGTTCAACCAGCATATACTTCTCAGACTTGCTGTAATTGCCACCACATTGGCACAAGAAACAATAAGTCTTTTAAGTGCGGATATTGCGGGAACAATATGGATGCGGATATTAATGCCGCAAAGAATATTGCCCTTATTGGGGCTGTTGTAAATCAGCCTGAAAAATCGAGTATGTGGTCTTGTTCTTTGCATATCACTGCTTAGGTTTAAAGCCGATAAGTTTTAACTTATTGGTAGTTTACATAATATAGATTTAAAGAATTATCTCCCCAAGAGTATGTGAATATTCTTGGGGATGTTTTTTATAATACAGTCTTTATGCTATATCCTCCAACCGAATTGTTTCCTCCGGCTGTAATAACACTTTCCAATTTACTGTTTATATCTCTTAATACCCTTGTTTGTGCGACTAATTCTCCTAATAATGGATTAGCCTCAACATCAAAGCTACCGATAGCAGAAAGCGTTTTTAATTGTACGTTTGAATCAGCTACAAAGAATCGCATGGAGTTTAAAAGTGCTTCAAGAGCTTGCGCTGTTTCTTCCGTAATGCCTTTTATGCCCGCATTCAGACCAGATAGCTCTTGATTGTTGCCTCCTGGCAAAACACCTAAGTTTTCTACGATGGATTTATACAATGCGTCTAAAGCTCCTTTGGTATCCGTATTAAATTTATCCATGATTCCAGAAAGTTCATCCTTAGTTAAGATGCTATCTTTAACTGCTTCGTCAATCATTCCCAATAGGGGTTTTAATATGGTCTCAGTTCCTCTAAACAACAATTGCTTTTTAACAACATTATCCATAAAGTCTTGGAATGTAGTTTCCAACCCTTTCATTCCATCCCCTGTTTCTTTGAAGGCTTCATACCAAGCATTAGCAAATTCTTGTGCGGCAGATTTAAAGTTTTCTTCCGTTCCGAATCCTCCCATTTCTGCTAAAGCTTCTTCTTTTAATTGCAGTTGCAAATCGTGCAACTTTTCAATTTCTCCTTGCCATTCCTTTATTCGCTTCTTGTCGGTTTTCTTTTTCGCATCTTCGGCAGCTATCATCTGTTCGTATGCCTTTATTTGGGCTTTTACGTTTTCTTGGGCAAGCCTATTTGATTCTTGAAATGTGTCTACAGAATAAGCTGCTTCTATTGACTTTTCAAGCTTTTTGTACGCCTTATCCAGATTCTCAATCTTTTCTATTTCCCTCTGTATTTGACGTTCCTTCTTTTTATCACCAATATTAAAGAAAGCTCCAATTGTTTTTGCCAAACCAGTAATACCTTGCAGGTATCCGCCAATATCAGCAGGATTAGCCATAACCCTTGCGACACCCGCCGCTGTATCTCCGACACCCGATAATATTTCTTGGAGAGAACCGATTGAATCAGCAGCTTTAGCATCCATCTCGCCAAAGACATTTTCCATTGAAGTAGCTACATCAGAGATAGTTTGTCCTACTTCATCGGCATATCTACCGATTAATAATAATACAGCTTGAAGTTTATCTTTTAATGTTTCGCCATATTTTATTTGCTTTATTAAGGCTTTTACAACTTCACCTTGACTTTTTACATTGTTATTTGCAATGTCCAATGCTTGCTGTGCAATCCTTAAATTTTCCTTAGCTAAATTAGCTTCTTTAGAATTAAGACCATATTTTTTAACCGCAACATCATATTGCTTTTGAGCAGAAAGAACATTATTTTCTGCTAATGTTTGCTGCTGTTTATATTGCTCTAAGGTTTTTGATTCATCTGTATATTCGGCTTCTAAATTCTTTTTTTCTTTTAAATAGCTAATATATTCTTTTATATTGGGCAGTAGCTCTTTAAACGGATTTCTCTTCTCTATTTGTTCATCAATCTTTTGCATTTGAGAAGTTATCTCCTTTAATTCGGTTGGGGACAAATCCTTTAAAGATTCTTTCAGCGAAATCAATTTAGCTTTCATCTGCTCTAATACGGAAGAAGATACTCTATCAAGATCTTCAAACATCGTAATATAAAGATCGCTTTCTTTGAATTCGGCAAAAGATTGCTTATCTAATTTCTGCCTTGTTTCTTTCTGTATGTTCTTTTTAATCTGTTCCTTCTGAGGTTTTGTAAATTCAGAAGGGATTTCCGCTATCTTCTTCTGCGCTTCAAGCTCAATCTTGATACGCTCCGACATAGATTTTTTCAGATATTGAGAATAATCCTTTAATCGTTCTTGCAAGGATGCTTTTTCTGCGGCAGTTATTTTATCCGATGCTTCGTTGTATGCTTTTAATTGCTCCTCGCTCAATGCCTTTATATCAGGATAGAGAGATTTCAGTTTTGCCTTAATATCATCAAGCGTAAATGTATCAATTCCAAATAACTGGCTAATTAAATCTTTATCAAGACCTAACTTCCCTAATTCCACAGTTAATTCATAACCAGTAAAAAGCCCCTCTATTTCTTTTCTTGTCCTTTCTACATCTTTAGCTCTCACTTCTATTTCTACATCACCTTTTAAGTCAGCAATTGCTTTTTCAAGTGTCAAGCGCATTTTGGGAGAAACAGAAGACATAAGCGATTCTAACCCTGCTATAATTCCGCTTGGATCAAAATTCATCGTTGTAATCAAATTCCCTAATCCAGCTTCTTTAAAAGAATCCGTATAGTCTTTGCGAGTTTTCTCTAAAGCTTCGGCTTTACTATAATATTTTAGATTTTTCTGATATTCTTGACCAACTTTCTTTAAAAGATCTATTTGTTGCTGCAAAGTTTTGTTCCTTTCATTTTCTCCTTTATTTGATTTGGGCATTTCTCCAAATGCTGACAATATCTGAGTAAGCTGCTTAATTCTCTCGTTATTATACTTAAGAGCTTCTTCATTAGTCATCGAAGCATTTAATTGCTCTGTCGCTACATTTAGTTTTTCTACATTAGATTGCGAGTCTTTTAGTTCGGCTTTTAGCTTATCAAAATAATCTTTAGTCCCTTGATCAGGTTTTATAATATCAATATTAAGTTTATGATCTTCTACATATTTTTTTAACCGAGCCTGCATTCCTGCATATTTATTTATAACAGGTTCAGATGCTATTTCCACTCCAAACTTCACCGTGAACTCCTGAGATACAAATTTTCTTGTTTCCTCGTCAGCTATATTTATAGAATTAATATAATCTCTAAGAGTTTCTTGTGCCGCTTTTCTCCCCTCTTCTGTAGCAATATTATAAGTCTTCTTAAAATCCGTAGCAAGTTTCTTTATATCCTCTGACATTTCAGCTCTTGTTTTAGTTAACTTGCTTAAAGCTTTGTCATAATCATTGAAGTCAGAAGAATAAGGGCGCATTAATTCCCTCAAACCTCCACCACCAGTAGCAGCAGTTTTTCTACCAAGAACGTCTAACGCCTTTAATTTTTCAACGGCTGTTCCTGCACTATTTTGTATTGCAATGATCTGCTGTCGGACATCAGGATCTAAATTTTTAGCTGTTTGAAGAAAAACATTGAGTTTCCCATTTGCATCAAGCCAAATATTACCCATATTATTAGCTTGTTTATTATATTCAGCTTGAAATTCCGATAACTCTGCTGCCTTTTCAATCATTCCTGTACTAAACCAAGATTCTTGTCTCTTTGCTAACCAATTTAAATAATTAGTTTGTTCTAACTTCTTATTAAACTCCTCTTGTGCTTTAGTCAAATCTACAGTACCATCTTTCTGTGTAATAATGCTATTATATACTGTCGGATGATTAATTCTCAATTCTTCTAACAAGGCATTTCGTTTTGCCGAAGATTCGTTGTTTTCTTTTTGAGCTTCTGTGTATTCCTTAGTTCCTTCTTTAAACTGCTGCATTGCAGAAGCAGATTCTTTTATTTTCGCATTATATTCCTTAATTTTAGAGGAGATAGAATCTATTTCATTCTTTTGTCTTGCTAAAGAATTTGTTAATATGTCATATTTAGCTTTTGCTTCCTCAATCTTACTATTATACTCTGTAGCTGCATATATTGCCGTAGCAATACCAGTTGCTATAAGTAAATAAGGATTGCCTTTTGCAAAAGATAATAAGTTTTTAAGCCCTGTAACTGTTCCTCCAATAGCTTTGTTAACTCTTCCTGAATTGGCGATTATTTCTCCCTGTGATGCCGCGAAAGCCTTATTAGCGATGGTAGCTAAAACTATTTTTCCAGTATATAAAACGAATCCAGTTGCTACGGATTTTAATAAAACTGCAAAAACTTCCCAATTCTCTACAATGCCTCGAACAATCGCAACCAAATCTTTCAGAACTCCATCATTAGCTTTCCCAATCTCGTTAAACATAACATCGAAGCTATCTTGGAGGTTGGAAATTTGACCTTGCAAAGTTTCAGCTTGTATTTCTTGCATATTATAGAAGATTCCTCCGGCAGAAGTCATCCTCTTAAATACTTCTTCGACATCCTCAAAGGCAACCATTCTATTAGATACCATATCGAAGACTTCTCCAACAGATACCATTCGTCCTTCTAATTCAGTGAAATATGTTGCCAATTCACCTAATATATTAATACCAGCTTCGCTAAACTGTCTTAATTCCGTTCCTCGTAGATAATTAGCTGCCTTAACCTGACCAAAGGCTAAAATCAAGCGATCCATTTCAACGCCCAAGCCGCTTGATATATCAGCAAGCATTTTTGTTGTATCGTACAGTTTTTCTGTTTCAATACGATATGCTGCTAATTGCTTTGTATATGTAACCAATTCCTTAACTCTATAAGGAGACCTAACAGCCAATTCAACAACTTGATTAAATAATTGGTCAGCTTGATCTTTGTTTTGAAGAATAGCTTGCAGTGCGCGATTCTGTAATTCAAACTCCCCTCGAACCTGCACTAATTTGCCAATATATCCTTCAATTGCGGCTACACTGAAAAGAAGCCCTAACTTACGCTCCAATTGTGCAGAAGTATCGAGTATGCGACTTTGATTTTTCTTCAAATTATTCATGCTGTTTGCTGTAGCATTATTAACCGCATTTAATCTTTGGGTTTCAGCAGTTATTCTTTGTAATTGAGTTGCATAATTTCTGCCAGTAGCATTTAATTGTTCTTGGGCGCTTCTTAATTTGGCTAATTTATTAATACGTTGGGCGATGGTTCCCTCAGATGCAGCCATAGCTCTATTGTAAGCTTGCATGGCTTGTGCAGCTTGCTGATCTGATTTTCTGTTTTGTTCTCTATTAAGTTTTTCTTGTGCTTTAGCTAATTTCTCTGCTTCTGCCGCAGCCTTCTCTTCGGCTTGCGCCATTTTATAAGCTTTCTCAAAAGCCGCATCCATCATCTTCTGTTGCTGTTGTAATGCCGAACTTCCTGTTTTGAATGAAGAATTTAACTGGTCTAATGCAATAGAAGTGTTACCGATTGTTTTTTTGTAATTTTCCCAAGAAGCGGCTGTAGCAAGAATGCTTCTTCTTTCTTGCTCTAATACAGCTAATTCAGCTTGAATTTGAGGAGTAAGCGATTTCCCTGCTGAGGCTTCTTTCATTGTAGAACCACTAATAAATCCGCCTCCCTTATTCTTCAAATTGGCGATTTGAGAATCCAATTTAGATACTGCCGAAGTCGAATCATTTAACAAGGTTTTTAGCGATTCTATTTTTTTATTGATAACATCGACGGGAGATTGGGACACTCTATTTAGTTGCTCTGCCACATTAGCCACACTTTTAGCTACTTTTTCTGTGCCAGATGTATCAAGCTTAGGCATCAAATCTTTAATGCCTTTATTCGCTGTTTTTAATTGTTGTAATAATGGGTTAAGCCCATCTGCCATTTCTTGAAAAGCCGACTTCATTAGCTTTTTAGTATTCTCACTCGTTTTAGCTAATGTCTCTATTTTCTTATCCGTTTGATCCAGTTGTTTTAATACATTTTCTGGTATCTCTAAAATATATCCTTCTGCCATCGTTTTTACTGTTCTTTAAATAATGGGAATCCTAAATCACTTAATAAGTCTTCTGCGGAATTGATTACAGTTACATTGTCCTCGCTTTTATTTTCAGGTAAATAAACAACTTGCGTTGAATCATGGGACGCTAAAGCTATTTGAGCCATACTCATTTTCCACATGTATTCGTCTATGGTCACAGAAGGATAAGCTTTAAGAAAATCAAACATCTGCCCATAGCTTGTTCTGGCGACTATTATTTTTGTTCGTTCATCCTTGTCTTCCTCTGTAGAGCCATCTCCTTGAATATCTGAGTCGAGTTGATAATGTAAAAAAAAACATCCACATTTATCAAATTCAAGATTTCAAATAACAACTGTCCCCATTCCTTTTCATCACATTCCCAAAAAAGGGTTTCGTATACTTTTTTATATGTTACTTCATCTTCAATATCTTCTTTCTTGTTAAGAATAGCCAATGTAATAATCCTACAAACAGAAGGTAAATTAGACGCTAATCCTTTTAACACATCACTATACGATGCTTTTTCTGCTTTACTTATTTTAACTGCTTCTTCTGCAATCATCCACATTACGGCAGGCTTCAAAGACTTTATAGCGAACTCTGTTTTTGACAACTTAACTAAAGTTGGGCTATCTGTCATGATTTGTGCTAAACGTTCCATTGCTTCATCAGAAACAGGTTCGTTGATTGATTTTCTTTTTATATTTTCTTTCATGTTATTACTTATGAAATAGGGGGAAGGAGTTTAATTCTCCCACCCCCCTATATAGTTAGATGATATTACTTTTTCTCGCTCTTGTTTTAGGAGACAATAAAATAGCGTCTTCTCCGTTCAGGATATTTAGGGAATTAGCCGGAGTTACCGATTCCCTCGTTACCCCCCCACAGTTGTAGGAATAGTATAATCGTAGTCGATCATAAATGGAGTCATAACTTTGCCAGAACCGTTGGTCATCTCCAACAAAGATCCTGTACCAGCTAATGCAATTCGTCCAATAGAGGTACTTAAAGAGTCAATTGTTACAGTTGGGCTCATCTGAACTTTAGGCAGAATACATGCAATGTATTTCCCATCTGTACCCTGAAATACCAAAGCAAATTCAGCATATTTAGTAACATATCCGCTTGGGGCATATACCTTTTTATTATCTGTACCTACTGTAAATCCTAAAAGATCTTTCAATAAGTCGGGCTGCAAATCGGCAATTTCTGTAGCTACAGAATACTGTCCAGCTTGAATATTGTTAATAATTGGTGCAGAAGACAATTCATTCTCTACTGGGTTCTCGGTGTTTTCCTCCTGTGTAATAGAGGTTGAGTCCCGGATAATTTCCTCACATTGATATACATTTGTTCCTTTTGTCGTTTCGTCTGTAAAAGGAGTAATAAAAATGTATTTCGGGTTAAAAACCTTCTTCGATTTTGCGGATGTTTTTACAACTGTTGTTGCCATAATTTTTATTATTTAAGCGGTTAAAATTTGAATTTCTACAATATTGTAATGTAATTTAGCATTGGAATCATAGCCTGAACGCGTACCTCTCCTGATTAATTGATAAGCAGGATTTTCATTTGAAAAAAGTATTTCATTCAAGGTAGTTTCCATTTTAGAGAGTACGGGAACGTTTTTTGCGCCAGAGGACATTGGCTTGGCATATAACCAAATTGCTATTGTGCCAAAACCATAAGCCGACAAGTCGCGTATCAAATAAGAACAATCAACCAAAAGTAAATCTTTCCACGAGTCTTTTATGACTGGCGGCAATGTATCAAAGAAAACATTTGCTGAAACCTTATTCCCCAACAAGGAATCAAGGTAAGCTTCTATATTTGATATGTTTAACTTATTTTTATCCATTTCCTATTGTCTTTACTTTTGAACCTTTTATCTTCGACGACAATAATGAAATATCATCTCCAATCATAAAGATCACTTTATATTTTCTTTTTAAAGGAGATTCGCCTGCCTCTAATATTCCCCCATAGAACAAAGCAACAGCAACTACTAATTGCATCCCTTTAGATGGTGGATTATATTTAGAGAAAAACTCCTCAATTGACTGTCTTCCTGTTATGTAACGCCCATTAACTTTTACACCCTTATCCGTAGCTAAACGATCTAAAAATCTTGTTGTTTGCGGATATATTTTTCCGTTATAAAAGACTGCGCTACCGTAACTATCATGGAGGTTTTGAGTTTCGTTTTTACTATAATCCGCTTCTTCAAAAGCCTGATGTATCAACTTATCTCCATCGGAAGCCAGTTTCATGGCTAATTGATGTACATAATTAGAAGAAACCTTCATTATTCTTCCTGTGTATAAGTTGTTATGTAAACCGAAACACCTCCTAATTGAGTTGGGAATAAACCAATTACTCGACCTTCGACTGACATTCCAAACATTTCCCCTCTGAATAGCATTCCTTTTTTTATGGTAATGCCTTGTTTTTTATCAAAAGGATAATATACTTCAAAAGCATTTGAGATGATAGTATTATCACTTTTCTTTGCTTCTTGTATATCACATTTGGTTTCTAATACCAAGATTTCCTCTTCGACTCTTTCCGTCAACGGCTTAGTCATATCTATGTCGTATGTATAGAAAGAACAATTGAAAGGATATTCTTGTATTAAGTCTCTGTCAATAATCATTAGTCATATTCATTAATCCATTGTACACCCAAGTTTGATAGCTCTGATAGTTTAGGATCGTCCCATTTCTTATATAACCCAATTAAAATATTATAGACTTCTTTCTTTGTATCATAACGCTGGCTCCCAATCGTTTTCGTAAATGCGCCATGCTGTTGAGTTGAACTCGCAGTATAATTAGGGGCTGTATAAATCACGAACAATAAATCAGCAAGACAAAGATCTTTTTGTTTTTCTGTCAAAGATTTATAATCTGTAACGTCGATAACTTCTCTTTCTATTGCGATACGGGTTAAGACTGCCCTGTCAAAGACGAAGGCAGTCAAACCAGAAAGATATTCTATAACATCGAATTGCGTCATGAGTTTGCAGATGTAGTATCAACAATAACGTGATATGGGAACTCGTTCAATGACGGAACGGCCGACATAATCAAATCGGTATGCCATTCTTTATACATTCCATTAGGTACAGTTGTATTTACCAATGTATAAATACCACCTTCCATCTGAGCGAATGATTTAGTAATGGAATTATTACCGTATTTTTCAAACATTACTACGTCCAAAATATCAGTATACTGAATTTCCCCAGCAAATCCCGCAGGGCGTAGAACAGCAGCTTTCGAATCCCATCCATTAACGAACTTACCAGTCATATTATCCCAACTGATGTCCTTTTGTTTTTCAACAACAATCTCAATTGGAGACAAATCGGGATAATTAGCATAAACAACACTGTTGAAGATTTCCTCAGTAACAGGCATTGAGTCCAAGAAAACCTTATCATTTAGCGTATAGTATTGTTTCACCAGCTCGCGAACTTCTTTGTTCTTCAAAACGACATCCATATACATCTTATACGGAATCTGCCATTTCATTGGGCCATTATAACCTTTTGTATCGCGGAAGTCAACCTCAATAGTACGCATTTGACTAAGTAGATTACAATCTGCGGCAGTCCAAACCTTAGCACCTGCTTTCTTGAAGTTTTCTGATGGGATTTCTGCTTTCTGCAAAGCGCCCTTCATTCCACGTCCAAAACTATAAGAACACTGACCCTTTGAAATAAGCTGTGCGCCCAAATTAGTTAAGGTCTGGTCAGCAGCGTCGATCTGCATCTGAACATCGTCCATCCACTCGCTAATCAAGAAAGCGTCATTCCCGAATTGAGCAAAAAGACGTTCTTTGTATTCACGCTGCGGAGCAGTTTCTACAATACCGGGAGCAATAAAATCAGGTATAGTAGCAGAATACCAAGAAATTCCCTTGTAATCCAAAGGTACAGAATCGCCAAGAGGCGCACGCATATCCATCATTGGAGTTGCGGTTCTGTCTTTAGCCTGTACTGTAAAGGTTGCAGTACCATCAGCTGCTACGGGGGTAGCATTGCTGGCTTTCGTAAATTGGGTTTTCCACCATCCGTAATTTGTGCGAAGCAAACCCGATTCGTCAATCAAAGAGCGCAAAAAACGCACATCAGAATCAGTCCACAAACGAGCATATCTATTATTATTAAAATCAAACTTTGGCATTTTCTATTTCCTTTCTTTTAAAGTTCAAACCATCCGGTTACTAATGATTTATTTCTCGCGTCAAGTACAGATTTAGGCATTGGGGACATCCGATCAATATAAGCAGTACCATGAAGCACCGGAGTCATAAAATATCTCGCTCCGTCAAAGTCTGAGTCGCCTGTAGAAGGTTCATAAAGAAAATCATAATCCGCAGGACACATTGCATTCGGATTTGTAACCATCGGTTTTTTGCTTTCTCCGGCTTCGGCAGCTTCAACAAGGACATCACCTGCCTTTAACGCAGTCAATGTTGCAGAAAGAGTAAGTTTCCATACGTCTTTATTTGTATCAACTGTTGCCTCAACTTTTGTTACAGTTACAGCAGTACCAGTACCATCAAGAGTGGCGGGGGCTTTCATAATAGTATCACCCACAAAAGGAATGTGCTTATAACCATCTCTTACTATATAAATTTCGGTATCAGTACCATTGGTTGTATTTTTAGCGACAACATAAGTCTTCAAGATATAACCTGTAGCACCCTTTTCACCGTCCTTATAGCGATATTCAATCAAATCGCCTGCATACATTTTGGCTGTTCCCTTAAACGGATTCATAATTTTACATCCGAAAGTAGGGAATACAAGTTCATTCTTGTTGCCTTGCAGCTTAACAAAAACGTATCTTGCGCCACCAATTTCACCTCTTCGTTGAAGAAGAGTCTTTCCTAAAAAGACACCTGCATCGGTAGAATACATATTTTCTCTTTTTTTTTAATTTAAAACTTCTTTTTTACGTTCTCTCATTTTCTTAATATCATCCCACGTATCGGTTGCGGCTGCACTTGGGGTTTCCAAAGATTGCGGGGACATTGAAGTCGTGAAATTAGCCTGAGATTGATTGTAAATTTTCACATAAGAGTCAAGTTTTGCGTCTACGTCGAATTCTTCTGTGATATTAATCTCTTGAATGAAATCATTAATCCATGAATCGTTTTTAACGCCTTTAGTTTTTAATTTGCCTTTCAAATCTTGTTTCTTCTGAGAAATAACTTTCTCTCTCTTTTCAGCTTGCAATTCCTGTTCCAACTGTGCGAGTCTTTTTTCAAGTTCGCTTGTTCCTTCCGCAGGTTTCTGTGTAGTCTGCTGTGTGGCAGGTGATGTAGTTTGAGACTTGTAAGACTGCACGAAATCCGAATAATCTTTTTCCATGTTGCCATTTGCGGTTTTGAATAACGGCAATGCTTTTGACATAAAATCAGTCAATTCGGTTTCTTCTGTTGCTAATAATGGGGTTAGGGTTTCTAACATCTCATTAATACTTCTCTCTGTTAAACGTAGGGTTTTCCCACCTTCTGTCAGAGCACCTTTGAGGTTTTCAAAGGCTTGCTGTTTGGTAAATTTCATACTTCGTGATATTTTAATTTGCATACAAATTAAAGCTATATATTCAACAATACAGATAAATATAGGGCTAAATCTTATCACTGGTGATAATATTTATTCATTAGTCCAAAATATTCGCAAATTTCTATAGTATTTTTGCATGTATATGGAAACAACAGACAAAGATAAAGAATCAAAGACCAAAATAATTAAGCCACAATCAGGCTTTCAAGAAAAGTTTGTGTGCTCGAACGTGGATGTAGTGTTCGGGGGCGGCACGTTAAACTGCGGGAAAAGCTTTGCTGCCATCTTATCAGTCGCAGAGCCAAGTTTAGACCCTTCTTTTCGTGCATGTTTTACTCGTAGAACATTTGGTGAGTTGAACATGGGTGGCGGACTTGTAGATGATTTTGAATCAGCATTCGGTAATGGAGCGCAAGTTAGAAAAACAAATCCTCCAAGAGTAACATTCCCATCGGGGTCTTTTGTTGAAATGCGTCAAATCAATGATGAAAACATCAAAAAGATAACGGAGCAATGGAAAGGTGCGCAGTTTGATCTTATATATATGGACGAGTTGACCTCTTATCAATTCTCTACCTTCAAATATCTTCTGACCAGAAATAGAGGTAAAGGTTCTTGGACGGGTAAGTTTAGAGGCACTACGAACCCGAAAAAAGATTCTTGGATTAGAAAATTCCTTGATTGGTATATTAGTCCAGAAGGGCAGATTATTCCTGAACGAGATGGTGTAGTTAGATATTTCTATATTGCCGGAGATACCATAGACGATGTTATTTGGGGAGATACCAAAAAAGAAGTATACCAGAAATGCAAATTAGACATTGACAAGAAAATAAAAGCGGTAGGAGGTACTATTTCCTACGAGAACTTCATAAAGTCCTTTACATTTTATTTAGGTAGAATGTCCGAGAATAAAGCCATTCTTGATGGCAACATGGACTACGTAGGTTCTGTTGCTGCATCAGGAGGTAGAATGGCTCAACAATTGCTGGAAGGCAACTGGAATGTCGACTTGGAGGATGAATCAGATGCTCCTATACCGTCCCATGTTGCAAGAAGTACATTTATGAATGACCCCCAAAGAAATGGAGACAGATGGATTACTTGTGACTTGGCAGACTTTGGAACGGATAACATGGTTGCTTTGGCTTGGGATGGCTTTCACATAATGGATGCTCTAATCTTGGGTAAAACGACGCCGCGAATGAATGCGGATAAGCTTTCTTTATTTGCAGCAAAGTGGGATGTAGCAGATTGCCATATAATATATGATGGTGTCAACGGACGTTACCTTTCTGATTATATTCCAGATGCGATTGCATTTCTTTCTTTTAAAGCACCAAGGGGAATGTATGGGCGTTCTGCAAGAAGTTTAAAAGACGAATGCTATTTACGACTCAAATACATTATCAATAATAGGTATCTGTCTTGGGAAGAAGAAGTCTTACAAAGAAGATATACGCATAATAAGATGAAAGATGAAATCACTATTGGCGTTGAATTTGTAGAAGAATGTACCGTTGTTCGGTTCAAAACAGAAGCGAGCGGGAAACATAGATTGGCCACAAAGAAAGAGATGAATCAAATGTTGGGAAAGGGACGTTCTATGGACTTATTAGACCCATGTGCTATGCGAATGTATCCTGTTTTGGAATATCAATATGGCGATGAACTTATCGAGACAGCAGTCGATTTTGAAGAAAGAGAGAAGCAATATATTCCCAAAGACAATATATATAGAGATGATTTTTGGGCTTAATTCATTGTAATTCAATTATTTTTATTAACTTTGCAATATAAAAAAGTAACATGGATACCAACGACTTTAAAAAAATAACTACCGATGCTAAAAACTTGGGACATGATGTCTCGATGCAGGATATTGCATATGTGTTTCTCTGCGAAAGTTATGAAAACGCAGAGATTGCATATAAAGTGCTATTCGGTAAAGAGTCCATAGATGCGGAGGTGAATAAATATAAGAAATCAAAAAAAATTGTTTTTTTAACAGATTATATAAAAAGCAATTATATTAAGCCTTCTAAGAAAGCAGAAGTTGAATTTTCGACAGAAGAAGATATGGATCTTTCTTTTGAGGAAAACAAGAGCAAGATGATCTCTCTCTTAAATAAGATTGAGGAGTTGGTTGCTTCTGGCGATATGTCTGCGAAAGACGCTGTTAAATTAGAGGCTGAAATTAGAACCAAACTGAATGATAAATTCTCTGTTGATGATCAATCGGAGCAAAGTAATGTTATCGTCGTTGAACCAAAATTTAATCTTATTTGTCCGCATACTAACAGGGAGTGCTATGTAAATAGCAAAGAGCAAGTAATGAAAAGATATAATTTGATCGAAAAAGAATAATATGGCAGAAGACAGAACAAAAATAGATCATTTGATTGCTAATCCGCAATTGTTATTACAGAAAAAGCCTTTCTTTAGAGGATTGCAGATAAATGCGCGCTATAACCCTCAAAACGTAGACTTGAATCAAACTATACAAGCAGACACTCCGAGGGTGAAGAAAATGGTTATTTCACAAGATGAATACCTTCAAGAATTAAACCCCTACTGCCATAAAGTCTTATTTGATGACAACGTGCCAAGTATTACAATGAAGCTTTCAAAGGAACAAGGTGGAGGCTGGGCTACTATCGAATACAAAAAGATGGCAATCTCTTTTCAAGAAAATATAAAGAACAAGCAAGTATTGCATCTTTGCGGTAATCCTCTGAATTTCACATTGATGGAAACTAATCCTACAACCAAACAGAGCGAAGACTTTATTACCTTTAAGCAGTATTGGGATTTAAGAAACCAAGATGGCATGAAGACAAAAATGGTTGATGCTCAAAAGTCGGTTGGAGATGCAGGACTTCTATATTATTTCGATAGGAAAGGAGAGATTAAATCGCGATTGCTATCCTACATGGATGGATATGTTCTCTGCCCACATAATGATGATAATGGTGATAGACTATTAGAAAGCGTTTATTACAAAAAGGATGACATAGAATATATTGATTCTTATGATGATAGATACATGTATCGTCACATGAACGATGGAAGTGGTGCGGATGAAAACGGTTGGAAATTAATATTCAAGAACGAACACGGATTTAGTGAAATTCCTCTGATTACTAAAAGAGGCAAAGTCGCTTGGGATGATGCTCAAAGCTCAATTGAAGCCTATGAAGTGTTATATAACATATTCTTAGTGATTCAGAAAAGACATGGATGGGGTATATTATATATCAAAGGGCGTTTTGATAATGATGGTAGAAAGATTGCTGGTTCTGTTATCTTGAATGACAGAAGTGATGATGCTAATAGTGATGCTAAATTTCTTACTCCACCAACTCCGGAAGGAACTATTGAAACGCTGAATCTCTTAGAGGAAACAATACAGAAAGGATCAAAAACGACATTTATTCTTCCGAAAGATATTAAAATGTCAGGAGATATTTCTGGTATTGCCATCATGCTTACTCAATCATTGGATATAGAGAATGCTCTTCAAGGCGTTATTGAATGGCAGAATGTAGCTGATAAAATGTGTCGCTTATTCAAAGAGGGATTAGCTAAGGAATTGGTGAATAAAGACATTCAACCAACTGCTATTACAGACTTCAATAATATTAAAATTAATGCCAAATTCAAAGTATGGAGACCTCAATCTGATACAGACTTTGCACAAATGTTGGTTACTTTAAAATCTAATGGCTTATTGTCAGAGGAAAGCGGCATTGAATTAAGTCCAGTATCTTCTCCTGATGAAAAGGCAAGAAGACAGAAAGAAAAAGATTTAGAGAGGAATTTAGAGATAGAAAAAGAAACTATTATTAATAATTCTAACAATATTAAGGAGGAAGAAAATGTATAACGACGTAATAAAACAAGTTTTAGAGATTCCAGAAAGCCCCGACCATTTTACTTTGTCTGATCGGAATCCATTTTATGTATTTCCACAAAAGAAAGATGATACTGCACCCGATGTTTTTAATATTCAGGCTGAATGTTCTGCGGCAAGAGCAAGTAGTGCACCTGTGAATATTCCTTTGGTTTGTAATCAGTGGAATGTTATTCTTCTGCAAGGCATACATTTAACCGCAGATTTAAAAACCAAGTATAAGTTATTTGCAGGGGTAAACTATTCTTATGAGCCATGAAAATAGGAGTTGGAATAGGATTGTCGTATCCTAAATATGCTACATTTGTAAATAAGGGAGGGCAAACTTCTCCTTTTCACCCGTCCCTTGTAGATTATTGGAACTTTAAAGGTAAGAGCAATTTTGATAAAGATAGGAATACTATCAAGGGAATAAAAGGTGAATTATTGACCGCGTATAACTTCGGTTGGAGCTTAGGCAGTGGATATGGTAAATATACTATGAATTATTTAAATTATTTAAATAATTCTAAGAGCCCTGAAGACATTATAATAACAGATTCTTCAATAACCAGATTAAAAGGTGAAGGAAAAATATCCTTTTGGGTTACAGGGAATAAACTTCCCACAGGTATAACAGTTATTCCTTCCTATAGAATCAATGTTACAGGAGAATGGGAAACTCCTCCGGAATTTACTTATTATGATGGAGATAACGCATCTATATCACATACAATTACTTTAACTCACGGCATTAACATCATCCCTGAGATAACAATAAATGTAATAACATCAATATCATCCACTATATATGGTTTTAGTACTTTTCAAAATGGAGATGTCACTATTGAACAAATCCCAGAATATGAAGGAGCAATAGTTGCTGATGGCGTTGACGATTATCTGAAACTTGATAAGGTAGGGTATAAGGTGGGTACTATAATTATAAAATTTAAACCTATTAATATAAAACCCAATATTGTTAATTCTATATTAAATATTCATACAGATTTAGTAGCTTTACAATATAATACTTCTGGTGTACTTAGCAACAATTTTACAACATATAAAAATTATGGAGAATATAGTGTTGGAACATTTAATATAGATAAAAACGCTGCAACTCCTCTTGTATTAGGTTGTAAATTAAGTAATTCAGGTAGTCCAATGGAATATAGTAATGTAGCTATATATTCTGTTGCCATATATCAAAATGTTCTCACCGCTGAAGAAATTCAGAAAGAAATCAACGTCATGAAATATGGTACTCCAAATCCAGTGTTCGCATTGAACTTTGATAACTTTGCCTATAAAGCCGTTGATTATCCAGATTTTGCTACTGGCAAAGTTACAACAAATAAAATTGTTGTAGATAGCACTACTGAAACCTTTAATGGTGCTATTGCGGTAGCTATGAATCCCGAAGCAGATACCGGAGAGCCGATTGAAGTACCGTCTTACAAAATAAAAGTCACAGGACTTAATCAGTATAGCGTTGGTGAAGGTAATTGGGCAGTTGGATTAATGGGAATGATGATTGATTCAACTAAAGACCCTTGGACTTATCTTATATCTAAAGATGGAGTTTACGATATACCGGCAATTTCATTGAGTGATGGGATTTATAATTTAGGAATAATGGCTCAAATCGCAATCGACAAGCCTATTGAGATAGAAGTCCTCTACGATAAGAATGTCACAAAGAGCTTTCCGGAGAACAAACAAATATTCCCTTAAAGTTAATAAGAAAATTATGAAATTTGCAATACTAACAAAAGAGTGGCTAAACAACAAAGGTGTTGTTATACAGCCAGAGTGGAGACATAATATAGCTAAAACTGAATATATTCTGCATCAAGAGATGATTAGTCCTTTGTTGAATGATACAGATAATATTACTTTTTATGAGTATGATAATACTGAGTTTATTAATATAATCAATAGCCCTTCTTGGGTATTGCCAGAAAGGGAAGAAATACTCCGCAGTTCGCGTAGAAGGTAATTTTAATCATTACAAAAAGAAGATAGCCATGCCCCAATAAGGAACATGGCTACTTTTTTCTGCAAAGACTTTGCAATTAACACTTCAATTGTTATCTTTGCGATTAAAACCATACAATCTATGGCAAAAGTAACTAAATTTTCTGAATCTGCAAGCGATAGCCTGCAAATTTCAGCGTCAGCCAACGAAAAAGGCATTTTAACAAAAAGCAGTTCAAGCAGTGAAATCGAATTGTATTTCCGAAAAGTCTTAGAACTCAGCAAATCCGATAATGAATTTCCCGTCAATCTTGAAGAGGTGTGGATGCTGGTATATCCAAGAAAAGATCACGCTGTTAGAGAATTAGTAGGGAATAGTCAATTTATTGAAGGAATTGATTATCAATTGCTCCCCAAAAATGAGGAGCAAAAAACAGGGAGAGGAGGACATAATAAGGTAGATTATATCCTTACTGTTCCTTGCATGGAATTCTTCATTGCAAGAAAAGTCCGCCCAGTATTTGAAGTTTATCGCAAAGTGTTCCACAAAGTAGCAAATGCTTCTACTTCTACATCCGATGTAGTGTTGTGGATTAATGCAGTTTCAGACTCTTTGAATCTGAACAAGCAGTCTAAACTCTTATTATTCAAGAAATGGGGAGATAGTAGAGATTTGCCAACTCCTGATTATGTAGATTCCGCGGATATTCTCTTATCAGCAACTGAGCTTTTAAAGCGCAATGGGCTTAATATCAGCGCAAGAGTATTCAATGTGGCTATGATAGAAAAAGGCTTTTTGGAAAAGTGTACTCGCCCTTCAAGCAAAGGACAGAAAGTTTTCAATCACCTAACTACTAAAGGTCTTGCCTACGGAGAAAATCAGGTCAGCCCTAATAACCCAAAAGAAACACAACCATTGTATTATGAAGGCAAGTTTAGTCAACTACTCACGGAAGTAGGTTTGCGATAAAAAAAAGTTCATTATATGATTGGACATTGTTTTGAATTGATTATCTTTGCAGTACAAATATAATATGTAGAAGCCAAAAGTCAGCCAGGAACTCTCAAATGGGAGCTTTCTGGCTTATTTTATATTCCGAAGTATCTTTTTGATTCACTTTTTCAATCTTTTCTTTATCAGTTCATAACAAAATGCTATATTTGTATTTAAAAATAAAAACGTTTTTTAGAATGGACTGGACAACTATATTAAATTATATTATCGGAGGTGGTGGATTGCTAACGTTCGCGCTTTCTGCATATAAAGCGAGGCCAGAAAAAGTTTCTTTCGAAATAAAAAATCTTAGAGAATTAGTCGAAGAAATAAAGACTAATGCAAAAGAAGAAAAAATAGAATATGAAGAAAAGATGTCTAAATTAGAGCGGAAAGTAAACGAATTAGAGCTTAAAGATGAAATAAAATCAAGGGCTATAGCTCAATACTTAAGATGCTCTTATCCTCCAACAGATAAAGAGTGTCCAGTCGCAGTTTTTATTAATCGTTCTGAGGATATTATAAAACGTAAGACAAAAGAACTAAAAGATAAAAGAGAAGCAAATGAGCAATAACATTTTACTGACAGTATACACTTATGTAGATGGGGTTTCTGATACTCCGTTTCCTAATGCGGAAAATCCGTTAAAAATTAAATATACTTATAATGCTCAACGAATGGGGAGCAGTTCTTTAACGGCTACTGCGATGTATCCGACTTGCCTTGATGATCTATGGGTGAGTGGAAAACAATACGTGGATTTCAAGGGGGAACGATATTTCATTGTAAAAACGCCATCTTCTTCAAAGAGCAACGATGATGTTAGATACAAACATGAATTAGAATTCTTATCCGGCAGAAGTGTGTTGGACAATGTGTATGTGTATGATGTAGTTACTGGTGATGCAGGAAATACAGATCGTTATGTAAGCAATAGCACAAAAGTTCTTTTTTATGGCGACATTCAGGAGTTTGTCGCAAGACTTAACTTCTCTCTTGAATATAGTAATTTAGCATATCGCATTGTCATAGATGAAGGTATTACTTCCGAGGCAAAACAAGTTTCTTTAGAAAATATGTTCTTTAGCAATGCTTTGCAGGAAATATTTAATATCTTTGAACTGCCTTTCTACTTCGTCGGAACAACAATTCATGTTGGATTCACCAATAATGCAATCACGCATACATTCAAATACGGAAAAGATTTTGAACTTTTGTCTGTAAGCAAAACTAATGCTAATTATAAAATAACCAATAGAGTTACTGGTACAGGTAGTTCCGATAATATTCAATTCTATTATCCGAATCCGAGCAACGATAGAAAAGCCATAGAAGAAGCAGGAGGTACATGGATTACTCCTTCACAAGTATTAATGCCTCCAATATATAGACAGACAAATGGAGCAGAACGTTTTTATAATGCTTTAAATAATAAATATATTAATCCTGATACAGGTGATTATTATACCTTTGAGAATCTTTATTTGCCGACAAATCCTAAAGAACAAATAGTCGATTTCTCTTATATCAAGCCAAGTATTAAAAATGCCTTAAATAAAGCTGGTGTAAGAATGGATATGATTAAAGCAATCGCCTTTGATCAGAATGACGATGATTCAATAAACAAAGACACTGGTGAATATGTTCACTCTTACTTTTATGTTAAACTAAATAAGTTTGACGGAGACTTTGGTTTTAACTTATTTGATCAAGCTTTAGTCGGCAGTGATGCAACTGTCTCGATGACAAGTGGGGCTTGTGGGGCTTGTAATTTCCAAATTGGAGTAACAGAAATTACACAAGAAGGGAAACAAGTATTCAGGAATCCTGTTCAAGTCGATAGTAAAGGCGATATTGTTCCTGGTGATTATGCACAAAAGGTTAATGTAAACAATCTGCAACCACAGCAGCAAAATACAATGACCAATGAAGTGTGGATTGCCCTCAAAAAGGATAATACTACATTTGGTATCGTAATGCCTAATGCAGGTAATAATATAAAACCAAGTGTCGGAGATAGCTTTGTCTTTTTGAATATTGATATGCCACAAGCCTATATAACGAAGGCTGAAAAGGAATTAGAAGAAGCTATCATTAAATATATGGCAAATAATAATAGGGAAAAGTTTACCTTCTCTATTAAATTGAGTCGTATTTTTTTAGCCGAAAATCCGAGCATTGGGAATCTGTTAAACGAGAATGCGCGTATAGATTTAGAATATAATGGGCAGTTCCATCAATTGTATGTTTCTAACTATACACTTAAGGTTGATGAAAATGTATTGCCCGAAATTTCAATTCAGTTAACAGACACTCTGACCATTGGCAAGAACTCTCTTCAAACTGCTATTGATGGAGTAAAACAAGATATAATGAACTCTATCGGAAGTGTGGATTTCCTAAAACAAGGATTGAAATACTTTTTGAGAAAAGACACCAGTGATTACGCAAGAGACTTCATTACTTTTTTGCGCGGATTAAAAGTTGGTTCTTATACCGAAGGAGGCAATAGCGGAGGTATTTTCGCTGTTGATGCAAATGGAAAAACTTACATCGAAACAGACATGTTGAAAGTACGCGCAAAAGCGTATTTTGAGACATTGGAAATAATCAACACGAATAGTATCGGAGGTAGACAGATAATCACTCCTGGAGGAAGTATAACCTGTAATAAAGTTGTTGAAGGAGATACTTATTACCGTTGTTATTTCGTGAACGATGCAGATAATACACCAATTGAAAACAGGTTTAAGGTAGATGACCAAGCTCTATCGCAAGACTTCAACATCAAAGAAGGTATTTATGAAAATGTATCAAATCATTATTATTGGAGAAAGGTTGTAGCCATTGGTGATGATTATATTGATTTGTCTAAGACGGATGCTGATGTAAGCAGTGATGTGCCCAAAGCAGGGGACGTTATTTGTCAATTAGGTAACAAGACAGATAAAACTCGCCAAAATGCTATTATATTCTCTGCTGTAGACTTTTATTCTCCAAGTATTACTTTATACGCTGGCATTGATAACTATTCCTACGTGAACAAAGAATATGTTTCTTATGGCGTTGACAAGACAACAAATGAAGCCTTCTTTAATGTTTACGGACGAATGTATGTAGGAGATAGGAACAAGACTTCTTACATGCAATATAGCGAAAAGGACGGTTTGCAAATTAAGGGTAAATTGCAGATTGGAACAACCATTGGATCTGGGCAAACAGTAGAAGACGCATTAGAACAAACCAAAAATGACGCTATAGCTGGCGCAAAAGAGAATTTAGATGAATTTGCAACGATAGTCAATGGCAGTTTAGGAGACTTACAAGATCAGATAGATGGGGCTATTGAAACTTGGTTTTACGATCCAGTTCCGACGTTAACAAATCAACCTGCCGTAAATTGGACTACTGATAAAGACAAAAATACCCATTTAGGAGACTTATATTATGACGGTAACGGGAAAGCCTATAGGTTCCAATTGACAGGTTCAACATATGAATGGAAAGTAATTACAGATAGCGATATTACTAAAGCTTTAGCAGATGCTAAGAAAGCGCAAGACACAGCCGATAGTAAACGGAAAATCTTTGTACGTCAACCATTAGATACTGAGGCATATGAAGTTGGAGATCTTTGGGTGAATGCTACTTTTGGTAGTACTTATTCTAATGATGTCCTTCGATGCAAAACAGCTAAAGCAGCAGGAACATCCTTTTCTATCAACCATTGGGAAAAGGCTTCTAAATATACTGATGATCAAGCGGCTTTAGAAGCACAAAGATTAGCGAAGGCGGCACAAGCAGATGTCGATCAAGCCAAGCGAGATATAAATGGATTAGATGGAGAAGTAGACGGATTGCGCAACTTTACAGATCAAGCTTTTAAAGACGGAGTAATTGATAGAAGTGAAGCTACTGCAATAGCCAAATATCTCAACAATATCGAAACTTCGCAGAAAGATGTAAGCCAAAGTTTCGCGAAGGTGTACAATAATCCATTATTATCAGGAATAGCTAAGACGAATCTGAACAATGCGAATATTGCCTTTAATACTGCTGCAACAGATTTGATTTCAACGATTAGAGCAGCTATCGCAGATGGTATAACTACAAATACTGAGAAAGCCGCAGTTGATGATAAATATTCAGTATTTAATACTAAATATGGAGATTATATCGCATATTTAAATGAAGCCAATAAGTTTATTCAAGATCAAATTAAGACTACAGCCGATAACGCTTTGCAAAAAGCTATTGACTTAAACTATCTCAAACAAGCCTTTAAGGAAGAGACTACAATTACTGATGGTGTCGTTCAAACCTCTATCTTAGCATTAGGATATACCGATGGTAGCTCTTATAAAATAATGAGTGGGTCAAACGGTATATATGATTCTTCTAAAATAGGCGGAGGTATTGCATCTTGGTGGGGCGGTTCAATGAAAGACCGCAATGATTACACTTCCGAGAATATGCCCTCTGATGTAGCCAAAGGACTTGTTCGATTTGATGGTACAGGATATTTCGCTAATGGCAATTTATGGTGGGATAACAACGGTAAGCTTCATGCAGATCCTTTATCCTTCTTTGTTGGCCCGGAAAACGTCGGTGATTTATTATCTATATTCCAAATTGTAAAATCAGGATCTTCCATAAGCTATGTAATTCCTCGCTATCCATTTCAAAAGTTGTCAATTTCAAGTTACTTGGAATTAGGTAGTGGTTATCGTATAAAGGTAGATGAAGCCAATAATGCGATATATTTCGAAAAAGCAGATGGAGGTATTGTCAACTTCTATGCGACTGGCGGTATTACCGCTTTAGGCGCTGGGACTAAATCTCCACAGACAATATTAGATGCTCTCCCCATTGATACTAATACATTAAGTAAAGAAGGCGGTAAACTAACGGTGATTGGCGGAGGAAGTGGCGGCAATACAGGGGCTATTTCTCTAAATGGACAGAGATACGATTCAGTGGATGGACTTATTACTTTACCTAATTTATATGAAAAAGTTGCAGGAGGTACTTCTTCTCAATTCCTCAAAGCAGATGGGAGTGTGGATGGGAATTTGTATCTTACACAAGCTTCAACTGATTCAAGATACGTCCTCAAGACAGGGGATACTATGACGGGAAGATTAACTGCGCCAGATGTTTTTGCAACGACTTTGTGGGCTACAAGTACATTGCGTTCTAATCTACTGCTTACTGTAGGCGCGTCAAATAATATTATTGTTGCAAATAGAGCCGAATTGCATCTAATTACTCCTTCAGATAATCCTTGTGATTTATGGATGGGAGCTAATAACAGTAGACGTTGGTCTATTACAGCCAGAAGTTCTGGAGAAAATTATCAATTAGGAATTTATAATAATACAAGAGCCAATTGGAATGTTATCTTTAGAGATGATATTAATGACTTTTACGCCAAAACTGAGGTACGTAGTACGTTTTTAGTCATTCCTTCTGATGTTGGTGGAGGATATAACGAAGGTATCCGTATCTGTAATGGATCAAACAATTGGTCTAATATCCAATTTGGGGCACAGAAAGCATGGAATGGTAAAGTTGATGGCCAATGGATAGTTGGTAAAAATCCGGTAAAAAATTTCCAGATTTGTCTTGCAGGAACAGAAACGTCTAACGGTTCAAGACCCAGTAAAGGGATACATATTGATATAAATGGCTATCTTCATACGAGTTATGTATCTACGGAAATAAATCCGGATAATCAAGGAGATTATTTTTATTCTTCCGATGATACATTTCTTAGAAGATCGACTTGGTATGCCGCTTTATCCCATTTAAGTAATAAACAGCAAACATTAGATCTTACAACTTTAGACCAAAATAAATGGTATCCATGTATTATTGAAGCACCTGCTTATGGAGGAACGCCTTTAAGAATTACTCTGTTTAATGGACTTAGAGGCAATAAACCTACATGGGGTTCACACCCTTCTGGTTTTTCTTTATTATTAGATTATGAAGTAACAGGCTCTGGTTGGGGAACACTTGCTGCTGTTGCAAAATTAAATTGGTATTTCGGTTCTTATGGTGGAGAAACTGCTTTCGGAGGAAGGCAACAAAATACGATGGCTTCCAAAGAAATTATATATTTACGTGGTGGAGGCTTATATTATTATAGAACTACAAATGCTCAAAGTCTTACAGTTTATCCAAATGGATATACGTGGAATAATGGTTCATCTAATTATAGTGCTGCTGTAAAAACTTCACAAGATAATTCTCCAATGGAAAGGACCTTTAACCAAGTATATTGGCTACCTGCTACTTTGAGAGAGACAAGAACTTTCTGGGGGCAACCTTTTAACGGTTCTCAAAATGTATCTGGTGCTTTATCAGGAGTAACTACAATAAATGCTTCAAATACGATATACACAGCCGGAGATATTAGTAATGGTGGGTCTACATACTGTAATGGTAGGTTATATGTAGACAGGGGTAGGTATTCTGTTACAGCTTCACCAGCCATATCTTTAGCTATTGGCGATTCAGATACTGGATTCCATTGGTCCTCTGATGGGGCAGTAGATATTTATTCAAATGCTGCTGCTGTAGGTGGCTGGACTGGGAGCCAATTTAGATACGGTCATGGCTATTTTAAAAATGCCACCGGAAATGACTATCATACATTAGGGATAATGGTAAACGGTAACGGTACAGCTAATTCCATTAAACCCGGTATCGGTTTCCACCAACCGGGAGTTTATGCAGGTTCTATACGTATGAATGATAGTGTTTCATTTGGTATCTATACCCAAGGAGGTACTGGTCTTGCAAACCTTAGTTTGAATGGCTGGTATACAAATTATGGATACATAAATGGCGATGGAATATATTTAACACAAGGTTGGTTTAGAGCACACGGAGCTACTGGTTGGTATAATCAAACATATGGCGGAGGTATGTATATGACCGATACTGTATATGTTAGAACCTACAACAATAAGAGACTAAGAGCAGAGAAGCTGGCTTTAGGAGATAGGGATAATGATATTAATGCCCGCTATATCACATGCTATGGAATGGCAGATGTGAGTTATATTAATTTTGGGTATATTCCTGCTGGTGGTAATTGTGGAGAATTATCTTTTGCGTATACTGCATCCGCAGGCCCAAGTAACTACATAGGATTAGGATTCTATGGTGGTTCTGGAGCTAATCTAAAAATGTATTATAACAGTTCTTCTGTATTAATAGGTAGTTTTACCGTTAACGGAAATATTGCTGCTACTGGCGGTATTACCGCAAAAACTACTTCTGATATGCGATTAAAAAATAGAGTCGGTCAAACAGATTATGCGAAAAAATTGTTGTCTTTGGGACTGGTATTTGATTATATCTATAATGACACGGCTCAATCACGAAGTGATAAAATGGTAGATGATAAAAGACATATTGGTTTAAGTTATCAAGCTGTGTCTAAGGTATTGCCTGCTATATGTGGTAAAGACGACGATGGCTATGGCTATATCAATTACATAAGCCCTGATTTTATTTCTTTGATTGCTGGTGCGACTCAATTAAACACATTAGGTATTAAGGAATTGTATAAAAAGACTAATAGTATTGAAGATGAAATAAAGAAATTGAAAAAGGAGAATGAACGCTTAAAGAAAGAGGTTAATAAGTTGAAAAAGGAGTATAGATAAGTCTATGCTCCTTTGGAGGTTAAGAGATAAATTCTTATTTTTGCATTGAAACAATAACTAATAAAAAAAATGACGAAGATGAAAAATCTATTTAAGGCTTACAAAGAATGGAGAGACAGAAAGTTTATTGAACGTATTGATCGAGTTTATTTCAAGAAGGACAAGGACAAAAATCTTTTTATAAAAGGCAATCTCATTGTCGAAGGCAAAGTTTTGTATTATGGAAATGCTCCCGAAGCAAACGAGGTAGAAGGATTCAAAACCAGACGTTCTGTTAGCAAAAAGAAGTCGAAATGAGCAATAGTAACGGAAAGATTACTGCGCCTGTTTCGATAGAAAGCGATATAGTGCCAGTATTAGGCGAAACAACTTATAAGCTGGAAGACCTATGCCGTAGTAGTAAGATTAACAAATGGAGCTATATCAAACCGATACAAGATTCCAATCCCGTAGAATGTTCTTTTTCTATTGCTAAATATAAAGAGTCCATTTCACGTGTTTTTGTATATGCCCCAAGTTCAACGATAAATTCTGCGGATTACGCATATTTGCCTCCACATTCAAACTTTAGAGCGACTGATTTTAACGGATATGATCATAACAGTTTTGCAGCTAAATGTGATGTAGCTGGTGCTCTTCCATCAAATATTGATTTTGATAATTGTTATTATAATATACCAATAGAATTAGGGTCAGGTGATTTATGGTCTAATCTATTAGTCTCAACACCCGGAGACAGATGGGAGAATGCTTTGTTGTTAGTATGCAAGAAAGGAAATATAACGCATACCTATAGAACATATAGGTTTAATAGATATGAGAATAAAGTAGTATTAAGTTTAGGAGGCCCAGAGTATACCGATAAATCGGCTTACGAAAAGTTTAAAGCTATAGGAATTGCTGATTATACGGTAGATATAATGGCTATCGCAATCCCGCAAACACATCCTGATAAGACTGATGGTTTTATAGAGATAACTAATTCTACAAATTATCAAGTTTATCCATTGACAAATATGGGTGGTAGAATATGGAATCCTCTTAAAAAAGGAATTAGAATAAGTAATCCTAAACCAAGAACATTTTGGGAAGTTAGTGCTTATGATTTGGGAAATCAAACTGATGGTACTTATATACCCGATGATGCTTTAATTGGAGGAGATCTAATGGGTATTAGAGCAGATGGAGGAGGTATAGACTTGTGGTATGAACCGAATGGTATTCCCTTCTCGGAGTTTATAAAAGGGCCTGGAAGTGGAATTGGTGGAATCGTTGCACAAGGATCAGTTGTTACAACAGGTGTATATACTAAAATGAAAGGCAATCTTAATATATATTATTATCAGTTTAGAAGTGGAGGATTAACAAGGCCTGTTATTGTGAGCCATGGGACAGGAGGAGTAGTCTCTTGGCTCTCAAGAAATGTTAATATTAAATTTGACAATTTATCTATGGGAACAGGAGGTACAACTAACAGTATAACTGCAAGTTTTTATTTTGTAGACCCAGACTTTAGACCGCAATAAAAAATGAAGAAAGTTAGCTTAATAATCAAAGGAAATCTCATTGCTAAATCATTGATTAACAGAGAGAGAGAGAGAGAGAGAGAGAGAGAGTATAAAAATAATTTAGATGACCAAACAAAAAGTGAATTATTTTGCGGTTGTTCTAAAGAATTTATAGATAGCTTCGACACGAACGATGCCATTATAATAGAAGGTGACTTAAAGATACAAACCTTCTGTTATAGTGGCATTGTTTTAGTTACAGGTGGAATCTGTTGTAATGCGGAGGAGGTGCTATGAGTATATCAAATGGATTAATAGTAGCTCCCGTTGGAGTCCATGATGATATTCCACAAACCTTAGGAATAAGTAGCACAGATGTAGGCACTCAATGTGTTTCTAATAATGTTAATATGTGGACTGACAGACATCCTGTCGTTTATGATAGCATAGCTCCACTTAGTGAAGAACAGTTTAAGTCTGTACATTATGGATTTGAAAATGTGGAAATAATACAGCCTACTGTTTCTAATTTAACAACTAAATCTATGTATTATAGACAACCTGTATCAGGAATCAATGCTTGGTATTATAGAGCTTCAGATTTTGATGGATATAATCATAATGCTAAACCTATATTTCAATTTTCTTTTCCTGCTAATATATCTCCAGATTCAGCAGTTATAATTAATATAAGTAATTTAATATTTGAATCATCTACTGCTGGACAATTATCTATTGATAAACTTATAGGTAATGGAAAGAAAAATCAGTTAGGTGTAGCTATATTTAGTAGAAGCAGGCAAAAAGGATATTATAAAATATTTGGTAGAACAATTACTGGAAGTAAACTTCCTTTATTTTTAGTAGATAGCTCCTTAGATTGGGAAGGTAAATTAAGTAAAGATATAGCTATTTGTTTATTTATATCTGATAATACTTATTCCAGTGAAAGACTTAAATGGAGAGAATCCCCTGAATATAATATGAACTTCTATCCTGGTATTTCTAATACAAGAAGAAATAATATTCCTACTATGAAGTATTATAATCTGTCTCAATTCCCAATTCAAGGCTATCTTCAATATTCTGTTGTTGGAAGTACTACTCCAAGAGTTAATGATAATTCAGATAGTTATTATCAATATAGATTTACTATACATGATAAAGCTTCTGCTGGATTAGCTACTTTAAAAACGTATAGTGTATCTATGGAAACCATTGATTACAATGGAAATTTTAGAACTGACCAATACGAAATAGGTAAAGGTATGGCTAATGTAATATCTGGTCCTGATGGTAGTGGGAATTACGTTATTAGTGTCCCATGTATGACCTTAGGTGGGAAATACTATATTGGCAAGACAGCTTATACTAATTGCTATATTTATAATACAACAACTGGGGCAAGTGCTGGAAAATTATTGGAAATAACGTTAATTGGATCTGCTTAAACAGCTATACAAGCTACACAGCACGCTATTTAGGAGATGATTATAAGTCAGGTTCTATTTTATTCCGAGCAAAATAATTTGATATATACGAAAAAAGCAGTATCTTAGCAGCGAAATATTAAAAATATCAATATGACAACACCAGTTACAGTAACAGTAGAAAACGGAGAATTGGTTAGCGTTAAGCGAACTAATGCCGCAGTAAATAGCGAAACTCTTAAATTAGTAGGTTCAATATTAGTTGTAGCAACTAATAAGGTTCTCGAATTTAGTGGAAATGTTCAATTAAAAGATTCACAAAACGTAATCGGAACTTTTCATTATAATAATAATGATGGTACAATAACTGCACCTGCACCTGCGGGAATGTATGAATCAGTAGTGCGTATTACAAACGAAGCGTATGCCGATAAACAAGTTGAGGCAACTGAGGCTTTGCTTGCGGGAATAAAAAAATGGAGTGAAGGAACAATTAATACATTGTGTGAGTAATGGAAAATACAGAAACTAAAAAAAGCGAGAATAAACTCGATAAAATAAAAAATAGTGAGATAGTTAAAAAGACATCATTGATCAAGGCTTTATTGATCGCGCATCAAGGGAAAGAACTTCCGCGCGAATTGAAGACTAAAGTTATGATGACTCGCATTTACTACAATGGATTTTATAAGAAATTCGAGGATGCCGTTAAAGAAGCTACAGAAGGATTGAAACCAGAGGGATTTGATAAAGAAAAAGAGGAAGTAAGTAAGCTTCAAGAAAAAATTCAAAAACAATGCAATGATCTATCTTCTCTTACAGAAGAAATGCTAAAGAACATCTTAACTGATGAAGAATTTGATAAGCATAAGGCATTTATGGAGATGTACAATAAGCATTGGAGAGATGTAGCGGATTTTAAATCTAAGAAGCTGAATGAAGAGGTTGAGGTAGAACAAAAGACTTTTACGCAAAAAGAATATGAAGATTTAGTGAATGTCAATGTAGCTGATAACTATACTATCGAACAGGTATTAACTGATTTTCAGGGGATGTCTATCACGACTGAAAAACAAATATCAACTACAGATTTTCTTGAAATGATATACGAGAACTTTGTTTGTTAATTGTGTCATGTAAGTTTGTTTTTAATTTTCAGGTATTAGTTGTTTTCAAGGGGAAGTTTTCTTCCCCTTGTTTTGTTTCTATCTCCTTTTCAAGTTTTTCTTCTGACGTTCTTCTTTCAATTTATCTTTGACAGCAAGAATATCAGAACGCTTAAATCCAATCTTATGGTTATTGAAACTTTGATTCTTAATACCATATTTATCCATCAATTTCTTGAATCCTGCTCGATTATTACCCATGCACAATATTTTCATTGCGCCATCATAAGTAACATAATCTTTCGGATTAACATATTCTGAATTCATCTTGTCTATTGTATTAAGTGCTCCCGCCAATTCGTCTTCGTTACAGTCAGCGCTAAATATATCAAAGATTCTTCCAAAGATAGTACTAAATACAAGTTTCCTAATAGGAGATAGTGCATCTACTTCTTCTTTTATAATATCGTATATATCACTCTTAATCTTATTGATTCTGTTTGAATTTGTAAGTTTCACATTGTTTTCTTTTACTTCTTTCAGATTAGCCATAATTTTAAATGTTTTAGTTTTACTTAGAAAAATATTTTGTATTATTTATATCATTTAACATTTTGAATAAACATAAAGCAAAGCAGGATGAACCATCATGGTAGATCCTTTGTATTGCACCATTGAACTACATGATTTGTAGGCTGACCTGCAAACTACATTAGCGGCACGTACTTCATCTTCAGTAATTGATTCTATAAAATTGTTATCCCTTAACCAGTCTGTAAAATGTCCGCTTGGGAAAATCAAAAAACGGCTCGCATTAACTAAACCACATTCATCAAGCATAGACATTATACTATTTTCCTTATCTGAATTTTCTTTCTTGATTTGAGCAATTATATCACAGAGTTCATCTCGTAAGTCTGATAGTTTTAAAATTGTTTTTTCTTCCATAAGTTTACTTTTTGTTATTAAACATCTTTCTAATCCCATCTAATCCCTTTTGCAATACCACAGTTTTTATGTTGATGCAAGTATCTCCATTAGGTTTGCTAAACTTGCTCTCAACGCATCTAAACCAGCCAAGTTCAACGTATTTTTGGTAAGGAGTATTATTAGGCATTAATACCTTTTTCTCTCGTAGGAATGCAAATAATCTATTTCTTCCAATTCCGATATTGAGAAGTTTCGCCACGCGATCCATTGGCAATGCGTCCTTGCTATCTACTACTTCATCATAGAACTCAACTTTAGGAGCATCTATCGCTATTTTATGTTGTTGACTTTCATTTTCAAGCCGAAGTTTCTCCTTTTCTTCTCTTTCTTTTTTTAACTGTGTAGCCAACTGAATAACCAAGTCTGGATTATCAATCATTTGCTCAAGAGTGGGCTGCATAGCAGTCATTCCGATGGTGAGTAATTCCTTGATACGATCATTACACCATAAATAGAAATCAGAAGAAAGCCATTGAGCAAATATTAAGGCCAAATCTTCATGTAACCAAGTTCCTTGATTATTGCCTCCCTGATTTACAGTTACTAATTCCGTTGCGGGAATTCCCGTTTTGGCTGATAATGAACTAATTAGCTCGTTGGTTTGTTTTGTTGATAAAAAGTCATTGCAGCGCTTTCCAAACGGCTTCGCCATTTGTGTTGCATTTACCATTACACTATCTCCTTTTTGAAAAGTGATAGGACTCCCATTATATTGGAAGATTTGATTGTTATATAATCTTTCCATGTGATACTTGTTGTTTTTAAAGTTTTTAATTAGTTGTTTTCTACATATTGATAACACTTAGTAGTGTTCATTCCAGGTAACCTATAATTCACTTCCCTAATATATCCATGTTCAACAAGCCTATTAACGGCATTGTATATTTTCTTTGTAGAAAGGAAAGGAATTAATTCTTTTAGTTTTGCTATTGCAATAAATCCAGTATATTTCTCTCGTTTTACCATGCAGCCTTTAAACGATTCTTGATACATTTTAGTACATAATATCAATCGCATATAATAGTAGACGGCTGCGGCTTCTAAACCAACTTTAGAAGCCATTTCTTCATCAATACAAATCATGCAGCCTATCTACTTTTTGAGTTTAAATTCTTCGTATCGTTCCTTGATATTCTTTAGCCGACGAACTTTTCTAAAATGATTAATACCTAAATGTACCGTAACAATAATGCTAATAGCCCATGTAGCTGATACAATAAGCAAATATACCTCTTCCGTAGGCATAATATTGAATGTATTGTCAATACAAGTAATAGTATCGGTAAACATAAGATTAAGTGGTATAGCTCTTGCATACTTGCAATGATATTTACCTTCGTCACAAGCAAGCCTATACAAACAATAATCTAATAAGATAACATAGCCATCAAATGTTATTAATACTCCACTCCATGCAAAACAAAATACAATTAACATATAAATAGCTAATCCAAAGATAGTCGCTCTAACTATTAACTTTTCCATATCTATATTTAATATAACCTTTACTTATTCTTTTTAGAATTGACTACGAATACAATTTTCTCTGTAAATAATCCAGGCGCTTTAGATCTTAGTTGCGGCTTCACTGGTGACTTTCTCCCATTCTCCGTTACCTTCGTGCTCGCCTTTATCTGTACCTTTTTCTTTGCCATAGCCTAATTCGATTAATGTCATTATTGAATAAGAAGCCAAATCCATTAATGTATCCGCGATAGATTCGTCATTAACTTTTTGATTCTTTTTAGTTGTTAAAGAGATAATGCGATTCATTTTATCGCTCATTCGAGTAATGGAGGATATAATCCCAAGCTTTTTAAATGTTTCTCCAAATGAATCGCCATAATCACTGTTTTTTCTTTCATAAAGAGATGCAAGAGAATTTGCAATTGATTTGAACTGCGCAACTTTATCTATGCTCTTTGTTTCAAAATCCTCTGGGAACTCTATCATCCCAAACGGCTTTGCATAGCTACTCTCCCATGCAATAGGTTTTGCACTACCTAATACATGGGGGAAATTACTGTTATTCTCCTCTTTCATTTTCTCCTTCTTTTAAAACTTCTTGTTTAAATCTCTCTGCCGCCAAAATATTCTTTCTAAACTCTTCGTCTTCAATTGGGGTTTCTTCTTGAATAGGAGCGTCTAATTTGCTTTGGAAGAATTCTATTTGCTTTTTAGTTATATATGTAGCTAAATCAATCCAATATTCGTCATTTGTAAAGCAAATAAGAGGATTTAGTATAATAGAGAAAGTTCCAGAGAACAGCAAATCATAATTCTCTTTTTCTTGTTCGGTTAAGAGGTCATAATTCCCCTTCAGTTCAATAAGAGACTTCAAATGTCCATAAAGGGAATGTAGCCACGGTCTTACATACATTCTAAAACCATTTGCGCTTACTATTATCCCAGATTTTGTTTCGTACAGTTTAAAACTCTCAAAATCAAGTTCTTTTTGGGTTTCAGAACAAGGCACATGTATCAATGTAGGCTCAATACATAATTGTTCCTTTATTGATAAGATGTCATTAATTAATTTCTCACCATAATGTGCGTTATCGCAAAGCCCTTTCAGCTTTGCGATCTTAACGCGTAGTTCTTTGTTCAATTCTTCTTTAGTTTTAGTTTCCATCATTTTCAGTTTTAGGTTTGCGTCCTCTTCTTTTGGGTGATTCGTCTAATGTTTCAGTATCAACTTCGGAGGCAGCAGATTTATCTATTACTTTACTTTCTGTGGGATTTTCAGGATCTTCTACGCCTAACATGTAATCAGTAGTAGTTTTTCTTCCGTTGAACCTACTAATTTTCTCTTTAATGCAGATATTCAACAAACGTTTTTTCAGCGTATCGTTGTCAAGTCCGATTAGGCTATCTCGTTCTACACGCTCTCTTTGACTGATAAAGTTAATAATATCCTCTTTGGTTTCAACAGCCGGAGTATCAGAAGCACCGAGGCTTAAATAGGGATAAATAGCCACTACACTATGTGGAATACCTTTGTTAGGAGATTCTTTCTTTACATTGACTTCCTCCCATGAAAAGAAATCGTGTTCTGCGATAACATAATCCTCACAACCGGATTTACGTTTCAGCTTTACAATTGCCTGTGCCCATACTTTAGAGCCATCATATTCATCGGGAAGTTCCGATATTTTTGCATAAAGCAACATGTCTATCAAAGATTCATCTTCTCTCGTTACCATGATTTTTATATTTTAAATTATAAATTCGATACAAATATGGCATTTATTTACGAACCTACACCATGTATATTCTCGACGGTGTTACCACTTCACCTCTATTGACTACTTGCTGAAAGCTTTCGCCAACTACTTTTCTTAAAATTCCTATCGCTCCGTTAAGGTCAGCGTTCAGGACTTTACCTGTACTGCTACGGAATAGACCTCTTTTGATTCGCTTGCCCATATAAGTGTCATGGTGGCACATTTCCTCACCTGCGTAGTGGTCAATCTTGGATGTATAGCCTTCCTCGGCAATAACTACCTTGACTCCGACTTCTTCCGCCTTGTATTGGATTTGTGATATTAGCTTCTCGAACGGGATGCTTACAAAGTTTTGATTGTTGCGTTTCCCCATATTGCAATTCTGCTTCCAGTCTTTATTGTTCCCTATTACGATTGTTTCAATATGATTGTCAATGCAATAATTCACAATAAATCGAGATGTTTTATGAAGATAATCGTTCACTTTGCAATTTCTCTTTAAAGTAAGTTTCCCTATCCTATTGCTAATCCCTCTACTTCCTATGAAACTCATAAGGTAAGCTTTCTTCTTATTGAAATATTGATTGATAGACTTCAACGTTTTGCCGTTTACGATAAAACTCTTATGATTGAGTGAATCGTAGGAAGTTACAAGATTGTTTAACCCTAAATCAATACTTAAATAAGAATCCGGCTCTAATCCGGAGGTTTTAATACACTCTTTTTCATATACTACTTCTATTACATGACAACTGCATTGAGGTATAATCCTCACTTGGCATACGTTGTCCACTTTGGTTCTTAATGGTTCTATGTTAGCTTTCTTCGGAAAATGAATATATCCATCTTTCAGCTTGCATTGTTGAGAAGTAAAAACAGATATATTCCTCCCTTTTTCTTTATGCTTGTACTTAGGCATTTTAGGTCTACCCTTTAATTTGTCTTTCTTCTTGCAGAGCTTAAAAAACGACTTCCAATTCTTAAAGAGCATCTTTATGACTTGTTGGTTTGTCTGCGCAGGTAAAGCAATATAATCCGCTTGTTTCTCTTTGGCTAATTTCGTAGTCAACTCATATTCAGACAACAACTTATTGTTCTGCGTAAACTCCTGTCGTATCAGATAGTTTGCGTAGTTATATAAGTTCTTGGACAAAAAACAAATCTTGTCTAAAATCTTATTCCCTATAACAATATGTCGTTCTACTCGTTGCATACTCAAAGATAGCCCTTTTTATCACATTAGCAAAGGGAAATCCGTTTTTTTTAACTCCCATGTGTGTAACTTGATACATAATTGCCACAAATATAACTTTTTTAAGTCGTATTTACAACTGAGCAGGGTAATTAATTGCGACTCAATAATTTATTAACAAAGAACACTTGTCCAGTACCAGTCACTTTTGGAGTTTTATTTATGGTAATATGCCCATCACTGTGAGTTATAGCTGTTTCCTTAATCTCAAACAATTTCATCTCCATGCTTTTTTGAGTTGGCATATTGAAATCAGAGCCTTTTCTTTTTATTAGATAACCATTATCTCTTAACCAAGAAAACATCCTATTTTGTCCCATTTCTACTCCATTTTGCTTGATAATTTTAGCCAAATCTCCAAGTTTTGGAAGTAGTCACCGCTTCGCTGAACAGAACTTTAGGTTTATCAACCTCAATCTTAGCCTCAGCCTCAATTCTTTTCTTTTGTTCCTCTTTCAAATTTTGTAACAGACCAATCATAAAGTCTGGATTAGAGATAGCTTGTTCTAATACATTGTCTGTCATATATGCGCCATGCTTGCGAATAGCCTTTAGAATATTCTTCACTTCTTTCTTGAATTGTTTGGCGATTGGTTTGCGTGACTGCATCAAGACTTCATATAGACCGTCCTCTGTTAAAAACCAAGTTTCCTGACTTCCCCCAAGGGTCGGAACATTGTTCCGAACCTTTTCGCTATCATCTACAAGGCTCACCAACTTATTAACGCTACTTAAATCATATTCAATCCATTCCGCCACATCTTTAGCAAGAAAAAGAGGACTTTCAAATGTACCATAAATTCTGAAGTTCTTATTCAGTAATACTCTTTCATCAATAATTTCTAAATTTCCCATTTTGTTTCTATTTTTAGTTAATACTGTTATTCTTTGCTCAACAAAGAGTTAAGCGTCTCTCTAAACTTTTTGTAGTCTTTCAATTCTTCATCAGACAATACAATAAAGCACATTCCATCAATGTATGTACATTCTAACGTTTCTCTTTTGATTAATCTCCAAATCCATGGTACGGTAACACCTTTCATGTCAGCGTAATTTTTGACCTTAATAAGATTTTCTAACTTCATGTTATTTATTGTTTATTGGTTTAATGGCACAAATATAGCGTTAATTACCATATACCGCCAAATAAAAAGATAATATTTTCAGGATTTAACATTGTTTTATAAAAAAAGCGGCAAGAACCAAGTCTCACCGCCCAAAACAATTATGAATAAAATTAAAACTAAAGATTTCTGTTACCAGATTTTATATCCTGCGCCAATATTATATACGGGCTTATTTCCAAAGACTCCTATACCACCATTTAAATAAAATCCTCTTGGGAATGTAATAGCAACGTTTAAAGTTGGTATATAGTTCTGATCAAAGTAAGAAACTTGTCCATAAAGATACCCTTGTGTTTTTTTAGGGGGATATATGGTTTTCGTTTCCGTATTTGTTATTGTCTTATATTCCGTTTTATTAAAGACATTTATTTTATCCAATGAAGGATTATACCCCGACACCCAAGCTTCATATCTACCATCTTCTTTATAATATTTCTGTTCTATTGGAAGTATTATTTTAGAAGAGTCAGAAGTATATATGTAAATAGTATCAATAATCTTTTTTTCTTTAAATATTGGAGATACTAATTCAAGAGTATCGTATTTTACTACCCAAACCGTATCTGTCTGAAAAACCGTAGTAGGCTTCTCTAATGGTTTATTAAAATACGGGACAATTGCTATTACCACTAATAATATGATTATAATATATGCAAGAGCATTACAACGCTTTAATTTCATCACATGCTTTTGTTACTTCATCATAAATACGACGCAAGCTAATCGCATAACTAACATTTCTTGCATTTAAGGTAAAAGCCGGAATTTTATATTCATCAGAACTCAAGAAGTCCATTTCCTTTGAAACAGCTTTACCTATTCTTTCAAGACTTAACAGCTCCTGAGATTTTTCTTTCCCATTAAACCAGTCTGTGAAATCCTTAAAAGTTCTATTACATTCCCCTGATCTGTAAATAAGTCCGTCTCCGTCATTCATTACATTAAGAGCTATCAAATAACCAATAGCTTTTGATACAACATCTTTAGGATAATAATTTTCTTTAAAATGTTTTTTTACGTCTTCAAAGTTCTTCATTTTGTTAGTTTTTAATAGTCGTAAGACCGTTAATATTAGTAAATTTAAATGTTGCTAAAATATATGGGGAGTTTCCATGCAGATAATCCGAAGATGGCTCTACTTTATCAGAGAGAATAATCTCTGCTTGTCTTTTTCTGATAGTATCCCAATACAATATTTTTTTCCCAAGAACATAATTATAAAAATTGTCGAAAGTATCACGACGATTGACTCCTATAAATGCAAACACGAATTCAATATCTGTAGCATCTACCGTTGGAGTATCTGGTATGTAGTAATTACTTCCATTGCTTTCAGGAAATACTTCTGAATAAACTCTTGGCTTACCCTTAGTGGATAGCCCTTTGCATGACACATACTTCATACCAGGGAAATCCACCTCTAAATTTTTAACGGGTTGCGTTGTAGGCTTCCCTATCTCTTGCATATAAAAAACTGGATCACTCATCGTCTTTCGGCATTATTCGTTCAACTATAACGCGACTATTAATAACATCCCCTGTGATTAAAGGCGAGCCGCCATATACATAGATAAAACATCTGCTATTTGCTCCAATGCTTATGTCTATCCTACTATCACCCGCAATAAAGATTTTGCAAAAATGATTGGGCTTTATTTTGAGGTCTGTATTACTATCTAATACACACAAAAGAGTAGTAGAAACCTCAAAGTTATCGTCGTTGTATTCACACAACATAGCCCCAGTGTATCCATGCCCTTTATCATTTTTATATTCGCAAATATATTTTCCATTTACATAGGCTTTAAATTTCTTTGCAAAATATTCAGGGGATACACCCCATCCCTCGGCAACAGAAGCAGCCATAAATTCTGCTCCATTAGCGTCACAAGCAATTTCAAATAATTCTCTATTGCTTTTTTCAGAAGTCCATTTGTCAGTATAACCTTGACAGAGACCTCTTTCGATAGCGTTTTTTTTAAATTGTTCTAAATCAATCATAATAAGTTGTTTTATAGCGCAAATATAGTAAAAATTACTGTAATACAAACATTTTCTTTTTAAAAAGGGCAACTTTCATCTCCACTTGCAAATGGCAGTCCATTATCCTTATTTTGATTAACATCTCTCGGTTCTTGATTATGCCATGATTCGGGTTGAGGATATGTAAAAGAGTATGGTTTAGGTGCTTCTTCCCATCCATAATGTATATCTTCATTTTCTTCATTTTTGAATCTTCGGCTTGGTATATCATAGTGCATCCCCACCAAATAATCCACTACGCCATACATTCGGTTTTTAGCCACCTCTATTACGTTTCCAAATCCAGTATATCTGGCAACCTTATCCTTCCCTAAAAACTCTCCTCCACGTTTAATGAAGTCATTATTAACTCGATGGATTATAAATACATTGTCAACGGCATTTGTTAAATCGGCTGTTCCGCTAATTGAATCCTTTCTTAGAAATTCAACTTGTTTACGTGGATGGCAGACCAGAATTAAATGGATTTGATTCTTTTTAGAGAACTCGCATATTTTCAAAATTAGCTCTTTTTGCTTATTGTTTTTATCTCCATCAAATAAATCAATATCAAGAGAAAACAAGTTATCAAGAATCAAAAGCTTTACGCCATTATCAACCATTTCTTTCATGTCGTTAAAAAGCTGCGCGAACTTAGATCCATACTCGTTATTATACAAAAAGAACTTCCCATCAAGCCAATTATCTATTTTTTCGGCAGCAGCAGGCATAACATCATACTTTCCAGCACCAGGTATTCGTTCAACTAAATTCCTACTGCCTGCGGCAACCATTTGAATCCAAGTTTTAAGAATATCTGGACGCAATTCCCCACTCCATAATGCGGCCTTATATCCCTGATTTACAACATTGAGAATTAATGTATTTAGCCATGATGATTTTCCACTGGAATTACTCCCAGACAAAATAGATACTTCTCCAAGATTTAACCCAACCATAGCTCTATCCAAGACATGAAAACCTGTTTTTAGGCTTATTATTTCTGTAAGGTTTATCTTTTTAATATCCTTCATGCTAAACCATTTCTTGCCTAACTCTTCCGTTTCCTCCTTGATTTTTATTTCTTTTTTGGGAGGAGTTGGATAGTTATTATTCCCATATTGGATATTATTTCTTGGAGTAACATCATACGCATTAGGCTCGTATTTTAAGCGCAAATCCCTCCAAGTATATTGGCTACACGAATTATGGAAACAAGTAAAACCTATCCCGTCTTTAGATACAAAAATAGCCGAATCAGGATGTTTATGCGAAGAATCAAATGGGCATTCGTCTAATATGATTTTTCTTGTCCCATCACCAAGCAATGTCTCTTTATGTACTTTTATTCCATGCTTACTGATAAAGTTATCAATATCAAATTGTTCCCTATTACCGTTATTAAATCGAACTATTGGTTCTATTTTCGGAATATAATCAGCGAGTCTTTTGAATAAAGATATATCATTCTCTTTAATTTCTTGCGGTACGACTAATATTTTGCTAATTCGATGTGGTCTATTAGGCGTATTGCCTCCCTTTCTCGAATACGTGCCATAGAGCTTTGTTATTCTCGCTGGATTAAATACTTTCACATCAACATCAACATGGTCATCAGTAAACTTGGAAGATAAGTACTTCAAAAAATCCCTGATAATAGTTGTATTTTCATCAGTATTCTCTAAATTTACTTTATACATCAAATGGTATCCATTACCAGATTCGCAAACAATTGGATAATTAAACCCATTTACTTTCAAAAAAGTTCTTGCTGCGTTTGCTGTCTTGCGAGAATATTCTTTTTCTTCATCGGTACTTGCTACATCCTTTACGCCACCTTCGCGTATTGGATCAAAGTCAATAAGCACCCAACGTCTTTTTTGAATATCAGCATCCTTGATAGCAGGTGCACCTTTCACCATAGTGTTAAACTGTGGCAGGCCATCTAAGGCGTTTTTTAGCTCGTTAAAGGTAAAATAGATATTATACCTATCATCGAATCTTTGAATTGATTCTACGGCTTTATTTGCGTCTCTAAACACGCCTGAATAGATGTCATTCTTGTTTAGTGGATTAAAAAGTCGTATTTCAAATAATTCTCCATCATTTCTGAATAGAGTAAGGGTCTTTTTTATTTCTTCGTTATTCATGGTTCAATAGTTTTCTTCTCCACTCTTTTTTCTCTAAATTCCAACTATAATAAACACCTTGACAGTATACTGTTGCGCCATTAGGACGTTCGTTAGGTTTATATCCATCATACACGCCCCATTCAGGATTATTAGTTGTACAATAGGCATTGACATTATCATTCCAAAACAGTGATATACCATCACATGATGGAGTGTATGCCTCTTTATAAGCCTTGTCTCCCAAATTGATAATCATATCATAGTCTCTTTTAGCAGAAGGAGAATTATGCAATGCTCCTGATAGTATGGAATCAAAATTGCCTTTTGTATTGCTTATAAGCCACATGAAACTTGCTTTCCATGCTTTACTATTATCTCCTCCCTTGTAGAAATCAGGCAAAGACTCGCAAAGCAATATAGCTTTTTTAATATCATCAACCGAATATCCATCCCTGATTCTTGAATTAATGGCTGACTTTATTTTCTCTGAAATAACATGGACTTTAGCAAACGATTTGGTGTTCTCATTCCAGAAATCAACAATTTCTTTATAAATTTCTTTATTTATAGATTTATTTTTATAGTTTTGTTTTATAGTTTGTATTGCTTGGGTATTTCCCCAATTAGACAGGGATTTTCCCCAACGGTCGGTTATCTTTCCCAGCGATGTACCAAAAAGACCATAAGCTTCATTTGTTAACGCATACCAATTTGTTTTATCGATTTTAATTTTATTGTAATTAGAAACAAGAATAAGTCCTTTCTTCTCCAATCTATTTAAAGCTCCTCTTATTTTATCTTCTGTTAAATATGGATATTGTTCATTTATTCTTTTACGTGTAATGTACACCCAAACATGCCCATCTTTGAACATGTCTTCGTTGTCTGAATTTCCTACGCACCAATGATACAAATGACCTAATACTAATGCTTCCACTAATCCTATTTTAGAAGCCAATTCTACTGAAAATGAATGTGAATCGTAATTTAGTTCTTTTAACATAATTCCCGAATTTTAATTAATTAATAATATTACATCTGAATTTTTTAAAAAAAAGAGTGGATAAAGG